CGCCTCCGGCACGTGTGGATGATTCGCGTCCTGATCCAGTCACGATACTCCTTGGTTTACTTCGAGCAGACGGATATTCGTCTGTATTTCGATTGTATCGGTGGGGGAGATACTGTTGCAAGCGATTATCAAGCTCTTCCCAGTATTCTCTGTTCATAGGGTCCCACCCTTCAGCCGTCAGTGCCTCATCAATCTGTTTGGCAATTCGGCTGTCCATATCCTTGTTGTCAGGCTTGTACCAGCGGTTGCGATCCATCCAGTCAGCCGCAAGCCTTTGCAGGCGAGGGTCCGGGATGTTTTGCTGGCGCTGCGGCTGGACTGCCGTCTTCTTCAGGTTATTGAGGGTGTCGACCTGCTGGCGGGCTTCGTACCAAAGCTCTTGAGCCTTGGCCAGTGCTTCACCGTCTCCTGCATTGGTTGCCTCGGCGATCTTTGCCTTGGCATATTGCAGGCGCACATTCATGTCCTCAATAGCCTTGTCGATGCGAGCCAGATCCGCCGAGTGAGTCTTGCGCTCAACAGCAGATAGGCGCTCCAAAAGCTCCTGGTTCTGCCGCTCAAGCAGGGCCAGCTTGTGGTCCTTCTCGACATTGGTGCGCTTGACCAGTTCGCGCTTGGCCTTGCGGCGGGCGCGTTTGGCGGCCCTCAGGGCCTCGCTATCGTCCGGGTGGTCCTCGTTGTCCGGGTCATCCCCGGCAGCACCACCTTCGGCAGCAGCCACTTCTGGCTGGGCCTCTTCCTCTTCGCCTTCATCGGCCTGAGGATTCGGGATGGTGTCAGGAAGGGCCACAACGGCAGAGCCGTCGAGTTCCTCCTTGACTTCAATTCGGTCGTCGTCTTGTTTGTCAGTGCTCATAGTCGCTCCTTAGATAAACGATCGCATCAGCAACGGATTGCAGGTGACTTTGGCAATCACCTCGTGGTCGTTGAGGATCATGAACAGCGCGGGGTCTTCTAGGTCGTTCTCCTCGCCCGGTACGGGTACTTCCCACCGGTCGCCGCCCCACTTCGGGACGCGGATGTAATCACCTGCCTCGCACCATGAACCCTCAGGCCACGGCTCGTTCGTATCGCGGTTGCGGAAGGCCAGCGGACCAATCTCAATGACTTTCGCCACCATGTTGTTCCACTTCTCGGTTTCCTTGGTCTCTTCGACCAAGATAATCCCGGCACTGGTCGCCTTCTTTTTGGTCCGACGCAATTGCACAAGAATGCGTCCACCAAGAGGTTTCGCACCGGGGTCTACACTCGGGAAAGCCCAAGCAATGTCAGCGTCGCTAAACGCTTCCGGCTCATTCATCTTCATCTGGTTCCTTTAAGAGGTTATTTAAGATTTCAAGGGATTCTTCAAGCCCTTGATAATGACCAACAACGCGCTGGTACGCCTCCCAAGACGCAGTGTTTCCCACCGCTAGGGACAGCCTTATTTCAGCTTGGCGTGCCTTGATGGCCGCGATGAGGTCAGATACCTGTCTCATTTTTTCTTGGCCTGGGCGAGTGCACCTCCTTGGGGTTTGCTGGCCGGTGCCTTGGTGGGCTGGCCTTTGGGTTGCAGGGACGTGCCGTCAAGTTTCTCGCCCATGGCGATACGCTTGTGCATCGGGATAAACAGACTGTTGTCTTGCTGTGCCATTAGAAACCTCCAAGTAGTCGGCGTTGTGCTTCGTTCTGAAGCGAAATTGCAGTTTCAAACTGCTCTGATTGCAGTTCGGCGTCTTTTTGCGTCAAACGTGCAGTCTCAATACGCTCCTTCGTGAGGTTGTCCGCGGCATTCAGCGCCACGTCAATCTGCTCACGGCGAGCATCTTTCTCGGCATCCAGAGTCATCTTCTGGTTCTGTAGGGCAAGCTCACCCTGATCACGCTGGGCGCGACGGTTGGTCTCGGCCATGCTGGTCTCCATGAGAACCTGCGCCTCAGGCGGCAATTGCGGCTTAGGCGTGAGTTGCTGCATAGCCTGGAGCATTTCCTGGACCTTGGGCACCACCTGCTCGAAGACCTTCTGAGCATCTTCGGCGACGTGTTGAGACGCCAGGGCAAACACCTTGTCGATCTCGGCCGTCAGGCGCACGTCTTCGTACTCCTGCTCGGTGATCGGCCGGTTGTTGCGGGCCTTGGTCACGTAGCCATTGGTACGGTTGAGGTACCACAGGACCATGTGCTGCTTGATGTGCTCCAGGGCACGCGGCAGGTAGATCGAGGCCATGATGGGATTACCACCGAAAGCCGGGTTCAGGCCGAAGTCCAGGTGGCTCTGAATGTGAGCCAGATGGTCCTGGTGGATGTAGGCATAGCCGTTCTGCCCGATAGCCATGGCCACGTTTTCGTCGGCCGGGTTGCGCTCTTCCGGTGCCGGGGTGTTCTTGAGGATCTCGTTGATGCCAGGGATCTTGATCTGCTTGAGGAATCGCTCCTCCACAGCCCTGCGGTCATACAGATCCGGGTACTTGTCAGCCCGGGCCAGCACGGCCTGAATCTGGGCCATACGCTGGGTCTCGGAAAAGATGTGCGGATCAGACACCGGCACCACGTCGGTGTTGCGGCGGAAGTCTTCCTTGTCGATCTCCAGGTCGGCGACGATCTCGCCCTTACGCTGGTCTTCCAGGTACCACCGGTTCAGGCGGCCCAGGATCTTGAGCACCCGAGCCTGGGAGTCATGCAGTCGGGCATGAATCGCAGAGAACACGGCGGCGCCCTGCTCGATGAGTGCCTGAGTCGTGCCCACCGGCGCGTTGGAGGTCACGTCAGCGATCTTCTCTTCCGCGGTGGTCACCACACCCTTGGCGGCCTTATCCAGCCAGCCCAGAAGCTCCAGCAGCACCGGAGACGGCGGATTGAACGGCATGGGCATGGCGATCTTGCGGATGTCGTCCACGCCTGGGGCGCCTTCGATCTCGCAGACCTGGGTGACGTCCACCTGCTGGCTCTGGCCAGAGATCTTGGCACCCTTGAGCTTGAGCATGGTTGCCGCGTTGTTGATGTGCGCGGAGTCCAGCAAAGCACGCAGGGCGCCCGTCAGAGCGGCAGACAGTCCACCGATAAGGTGAGGCATGCCGATGGCGTAAGCACCGCGCCAGGGGATGAATTTGAACTCCACGACCCAGTCGAGCTTGGTCATGGTCTCGTCGCCTTCTTCCCAGTTGCGGTACAGGCCCACCACCTCGTTCTCAAGCTCATCGATCATGAGCACGTACGGGGCGCTTTCGCCTTTGGACCGGCCGTCTTCGTCGATCTCCAGCCACGTATAGATGTGATAGACGACGCGCACGCCGTCTTCGTTGTCCTCAAACTTGCGGCCTTCGATCTTGTCGTTGGCCTTCTGGGCCTTGGACTCTTCCGGCTCCATTGTTGCGCGGATGAGACTAATGTCTCGGTACAAACCCGAACGAATGCGGCGCTTGAACTCCCACTCGGTGATGTCGTGCACTTCGGTTGCACGCTGTGCCGTGTAGAAGTTTGTCGCGGCAAACGGTACGATCACGCGATCGATGGGCATGAACTCAGCGCAGGGCCTCTTTTTGTCCTCGTCGTACCAGAGCTTGAGGTACTGAGAGCCGCCCAGGGGTAGCTGGGTCAGAAGCTGCTCCTGCTCATCGCGGAACTCTTCAATCTGCTCCGTCAACTGCCAGTTCATGTAGTCGCGCTTGCGCTCGGCGCGTTGAACTTTCTCCTCGTCAGCAACGCCCAGGATCTTGGTCCGCACCGGGCCATCCGGCGGGAACAATTCCTTGATGGCGCGGGAGGCAAAGTCCACGCAGGCTTCAGCCATGACAGGGTGCACAACCTTTGAGGCGCCCATGAAGGTGGCGCCACCAGGAGCATCCTTGCCCATGCCGGTGCGCTTCAGTCCCTCTTCGTATTGCTTGTCTCGCTCTTCGCGGGCCTGCTTGTCTTTCTTAACCAGATCGATGAATCGCAGGGCCATCGAGTCCAGCTTCATGGGGTCGACGGTCTCGGCGAGGTTCTGGTAGAAGTCCTCGTCTTCCATCGGCCCTTCGGTCTCCATCTTGACTACGGCCGACCCATCGGGAAGCTCTTCGATCTCCGCCTCTTCAGGAGGCAGTTCGACCTCGATGTCTTCCTCTTCCATCGCCTCGTCAGGGATGCCTTCAATGAATCGTCCGTACTCGGGATCAATGGGGAATTCAGTGGCCATGTTCTAACCTTCTCTTATCGGATAAGGGCCGCCAGCATCTGGGCGTCCTTGTTGTTCGTGATCTTGACCTTGCGCTTCTTCTTGACAGCGCCGCCCTTCTTCTTCTCGGTGCGTAGGTCAGGCATGCCTTCCTTCTTGAACCACGGCATCAGCACACCCTCTCCGGTATCAATCATGTTGAGGATGTAGTTGCGGATGTTGCGCGGGGTCGGCGTGATGCCAGAGCCCTGCAAGGTGTACGCCGTTTGGCGCTCCAGCAGGTCCAGCGCATCGCCACGCGGAGACTTCAGGCCCGTTAATTCACCGCCGCCGAACCAGCGACCAGCCTGGGCCATGCCGCCAGGGATGCCAAGCTCACCAGCGATGTCCAGCATCTTGCCCTCGGCCGCGCCGTACTCGGTCGGGCCAAAACCACCCTGCTCAGTGAAGTAGGGATGGAAGCGGCTGCCGCGGGTTTGGCCTGCTGCCTCATGGACGTCCAGCACCACTGACTGACCGAAGTCGCCAGCCTTCTGAGTGCCGTAAGTCGGAATCTTGTAGTTGGTCGGGATGTCGGCCTTGAGTAGTTCGCGCAGGTCCTGATTTCCCTCCAAGACGTTTTTCACGCCCTCACGGTGCACAGGCATCAGCGGCAGTCCGGTGCCGTATTGGTCCTTGAACTTGGCCATCTCGCGGGTGACCGTCTCCTCATCGAGGGGCAGGCCACGAGCACGCATGTCGCGCAGGAACTGGCCCACGGCCATCTCGTTCATGATCGAGTTGCGGGCCGATGCCGGGGCGATGCTGTGCACGAAGAGGTTGAACTTCTCCTCGGGGATGCCGCGCTCTAGGGCTGCGAGCTTCAGGGGATAGAGAGACGCATAGAACGTCTCGCCACCCAACGGCAGGCCGCGGGTGATCTGGCCCTTGATCAGTTCCCGGTTGACCGGGTCTTCGTAGATCTCTTCGATGTGGCTCAGGTCAGCACGGGCAGGCTTGTACCGCGGGAAGCGGGTCTGCTCGATGCCGGGAAATCCCTCTAGGGCTTCCTTGATGCGCTCACGGTCGAAGGCTTGCAGTTCTTTGCGGGGAGGCGTCCAAGGCTCCACCGGCTGGGCCAGGAAGTCGCGGGTCTCTTGAATTCGCTTCTCCACAACCTCAGGCACGTTGCGCTGACGCTCCGGCAGGGAGGCGCTGAACTTGGACTTCTCCAGGGCGCCGTAAGTCTTCTCCAGGGCGGGCTTCTCAACCTTCTCCCACTTGAGCTTCTGCTCGGCCTGACGCAGGCCCTTCTTCATGGCATCAGCGTCAGAGAGCTTGGGGTTGTCGGCTTTGATCTTGTCGGCCATCTTCTCGGCGGTAGACTCAAGCTGCTTCTGAGTGAAGGCGGGCTTGACGACCTCCTTGATCTTCTCCTTGAGCTTTTCCTTGATGCCGCCACCACCGGCCATGCCCAGCAGACCCTTTAGCTCATCGCGCATCGGATCAGGGCTGACGTAACCACCGGCGGCCATTGACAGGCGCATGGTGTCGAGGTTGTCAGAGATGTGAACCCGGCCACCCTTCTTCTTGAGTTGGGTGCGGGCCTTCACGTCCTCAGGCTTGAGTTCCCGGGCTTTGGTGACGGTGACGTCGCGGTTGTACTTGTCGATCGGAATGGCCAGACCGTACTGGCGGCCAGCGAACGGGTCGACCATCAGCATCTCAACGTGGGGATCGCCACCACGCTCTGCGGCTCGGCGGTTGGCATAGTACTCGGCCACTTTGCGCTGCGGGGTAGCAGACAGCGACGGGTCATCGGCCAGTTCACCGGTGTAGCCACGATAGACGCCCATCATCATCTTCTGCTCGGGCACTTCTTTTTTGGCCACGCCAAGCATGTCCTTGAGCTTGTCCTTGATGGCGTCCTTGACGGCGCCTCCGCCCGCATATGGGCGCACTGGTGTGGGTTTGAACATGATGGCCGTGGGTTTGGTTAGGTTGGGGTTCAGCACGCCCTCGTAGCCATACTCCTTGGCCAGTCGCTCTACGTCCGTGAATGGGCTGCCCTGCACCAGACCCTTGTTGGCTGGCGCGGTGTAAGGGATGCGGCTACTTTCGGCGGCCAGGGTCCGCAGCTTCAGCGGGTCGGCTGCCACGTCATACAGGCCCTGAGACTCAGCGCCATAGCGGTATGGGCCCAGCCCTGGCTCCGGCGTGATCATGCCGGGTTGGCCAGCGTAGAAGTAGCTGCGCTCCATGACCGCTCCCGGCGTGTCCTTCAAGCGGGCCATTTCCTCGCCCTTGATGCCGGTGCCGTACATACGGGGGTCGGTCATAGACAGGTCTGGCCGGGTGCTGAAGTGCGTCAATTGGGCCGCGGTGGTTGTACCGGCCTCTGGCTTGATCAGCGGCTGCACAGAGGAGGGCATGCCACCCTTGTAGTTCAGGTCGAGGAACTCAGGCGGCAGGATCACGCTCTTCTGGGGCGCGAACTGGAACTGCTGCCATGCCTCGCCCAGATCCTTGTTGATCTCGTCCAGCATGGCCGTCTGGCCACGTCGGCGGGCCTCATAGGCTTGGCCGTTCAATTCGTTGATGCGGGCCTTCAGTTCGGCGTTCAGCGGGGTGTAGTTCACGAAGCTGTTCTGGCCGCGGGTTTCGCTGGTCATGGCCAAGCGGGCCAGGGGCGAGAACATCTTGCTGTGGGCGGCCCAGGCAATCTCTTCCCCCTTGGGGCCGAACTGGTTGCCGTGGATGGCGTGGCCAAAGAAGTCGTGCACGGCCCGGAACATCTCATTGGTGTTCAGGCCGGTATTGGGATCGACGGCGTTCAGGAAGTCGTGGGGGTCACCGCCCTGGTACACGTACATGTGGCGGTTGCCGTAGATGTCGCGCAGCAGTTCCTTGCTGTTGTCGTAGTTGCCCTCACCAGCGCGGTGATAGGACATATTGATCGGCAGGGCGCGGAACTGTTGCTCAGTCTCCTTGGCCAGTTGCCGGTACGACGCCTCCATCAGTTGGTCGTAGTTCTGGGCGCCAGACTTCTCCACCAGGGTGGGGTACTTCTTGGCGTAGGCGTCAAAGACCGCGGTTTTGTAAAGCGGGTCATCAGTGGCGGCCAAACCGAAGACGCGGCCGATCGGGGCCTGCTTCAGTAGCGATGACTCGGGGATTTCGGGCAGTTGGTAGGGGCCACCTGCATTCTTGCGGCTGTACTGGTCAGCCACTTGCCGGACGAAGTTGTCCGGCTGCTTCATCATTTGCTGAATTGCTTCGTCCGTAACTGATTGCGAAACATCGCTTCCAGTTGGTCCGAGGATACCTTGGGGGCGCCCAACACCTTCTTTCGTTCCGCGATTCTGTCGCCCAGTTGCTTGAGGTAGGTTTGGGCGGACTCGATAGAACGGTCCTTCTTGGGTTGTTTCATACGTGACTCCTTGTGGTTTTACAGGCGCCACTGGCGCAGCAGACTCCGGCGTCCTCATCGGGACGGGAATCGAACGGTCTTCAATTCTACCTTGAATTGGAGGAGTCCTGGCCTTTTGTGCCAGAGCCTTAGTTGCGGATGCCGTGCCCTTCATGCCGGGGATCATGCCCACAGCGCCGAAGACGCCCTCCACACCGGCGCCGATGTAGTCACCCTGCTTGGCTGCCTCACCTGCTGCTTCGAGACCGCGGGCAGCCTCTTGAGTCTGCATGGCCGTACCCAGGAACGGGACGATGTCGGCCAGCCCCATGCCCAGCGGCAAGTTGCTGCTTGTGCCACCCATCAGGGTCTCAGCCCGCTGGCGTGCTTTGTATCGATCAACCCCAAGGGCTTCCATACCGCGCTGGAGCTTGCTCGCAGCGATCTCCCGGAATGTCGGGTCGTAAGGTTTGATCTCGCCGGTAATCGGGACGTTTGAAGGCATGGCCGGAAGCGGCGAAGGCGCCGACGGCTTCTCTTCCGGTATTGACCCGAGAACCATGTCGGCAAGCTGCTTTCCAAAGTCGGCCATAGCCTAGCCTCTCGAAGACGAAATTAACCGCAATGATACTCTCGTGCGGTCAAACTGCATACGGGTTCTCACGTCGGTTTACTCCCGCATCGATGTAATCCTCGTCGTCCAATTCATCGGGAGGAGCCGGGTCGATATTCAGGAATCCTGCATCCCGTAAATATCTCAGGGCCTGGGATAAGGCATCGCAGAAATCATCGTGGTCAGTATTGGGGAATGAGCACACCTGGGAAACCATTCCCTCGGCCCAGTCCCGGACATACCCTTTCTTATTCATCGACTCCGGCACCCATACCCTTCCGGCCCGGATGATGTTGGCCACGATGGACAGGCGCTGGACCTTATCTGCTCGGCCGGGGTTATATGACCGCACCGGCACGTGGGCCCGCTGTAAGTCTTGGATCAGGGATATGCCCGCGGCCTTGTCCTCGACCAGGACCAGATCCACTCGCTTGCGGTCCTTGCCCTCCCCGAAGACGGTCTCGTACTCCTCGATGACCTTGGGCTTGAGGTCCGGATACTGGAGCCGGTCCTGCCAGCAGTCGATGATGAGCACCGACATCCCGCCATCCTGGGGCTTGAACACCCCAAAGGTGATGGCCGCGGTTGGGTCGTTGTTGGCCTTCTCGGTGAAGGCGCAGTCGTAGGATTGCAGGACGAACTCCAGCCGGGGGATGGGCTTGTCTGCTGGCCACAGGCGGAACCAGTCGCGGGAGACGATGCCACCCTCTTCCGGGTCGATGATCTCGGCGTAGATCTCCTGGCGGCCGAGCTTAGTGCCCTCGTACTGGAGGATCTGCTTCTGAAAGCTAGGCGCAAGGTGCTCGATGTTCGAGTAGGTGCTGGCCGTCGTCAGGTGGACGTCGTCGCCCTCCCGGCCGATCAGGTCCACGATCAGGTCCTTCGGCTTCGGGGTAGTCGTAGCCATGATGCGGGTTTGGGTTCCCAGGCGGACGGAGAACATGATCATGTCCCACGCCTCTTGCAGGTACTCCCAGGCGGCCAACTCGTCCAGCCATGCCCCGTGATACTGGCCACCGCGGAAACGCTCAGGCTCAGACGCCGGGACGCCCTTGATCAGGCTGCCGTTGGTGAGCTTGATCTCATGGTACGCCCGGTTGTAGTCGGCGATCAGGACCTCAGGGATCACGGCCAGGAGGCCAGACTCACCCTCAAAGCACGTGGACCGGACGTCCATGGATGTCGGGGCGGCCACCAGCCACCGGGTCCCAGGCTGCTCCCAGGCCCACCAGCCGATCTGCTCCGCTGCTGTACGGGTTTTCCCTGCACCGCGGCCAGCCAGCAGCAGCCAGATGGTCCACCAGTCCCCAGGGGGCAGGATCTGATGGTCGTGGGCGGTGGATAGCCACTTGGTGCGCCACTCGAAGGCGGCCCTCCGTTCGGGAGGCAGTAGGGCGTATTTCTGCCGAACCTCCTCGTCCTTGAGGGTCTCGATCAGCGGATCAGCCATGGGCTTTTGTTTGTCGCTTGGCCTCGATGTTCTTGATCAGGGCGTCGAAGATACTGATGTCTGCTTCGACCTTCAGGGGGTTTTCGGCGTCTCCGCCCAGCGCCAGCTTGTCGCCGTACTTCTTGGGCTTGAGCTTCATGGCGGTCCACTTACGGGCGTCGATCCGGTTCTTCTGCCACTGGAGGAAGGCGCCGTCCAGCTTGTGCTCGATCAGTTCGCCTTGCTTGTTCGTCACGGCAATGACTTCGGGCTGCTCATCGGCGATGGCGATGATCTCGTCGGCCAGGGTGTCGGCCTGCTCTTCTCTGGCGCGTGCGTATTGGTCGGCAAATGAAGAGTGACGCAGCAACCAATCGTAAACCGTGGACCGATCGGGCATCCCTTCGTCCTTTACGATCTCCCTGAGGCTTTCCCCTTCAGCTATCCGGATACAGATGACGTCAGCAATGTGCTGGGAGAAGGTGGTGGGGCGGCCTACCTTGGCCTTTTGGGCGGGTTTTTGAGGCGCGGGCTGCTCTACCCCAGCGATAGGGGTTTCTGGCGCTTCTGCGGCCTTCTTGGTTGACTTGCGTGGCATCTCATTCTTCCAGAGACATTGACGCCAACGATTTTAAGCTGAAATTGATGCTGTTGGGTAGTTGCGCCCTATAGCTCTTCGGTGATTCGGATTCTCACCTTCACCAGTTTTGAGTCCGGCTGGGGCCAAGTTTCCATCCATTTCATGGCGTCGGATTTTGTCCGGAAGGATCGGTATGGGAATCCCAGGGTTGGATCGGCCTTCACGTAGGAGCCTGCCCTGGTTCTGATCATCCAGATGGCCTTCGGGGTTCTCACGGGGTTTTCCCCTCCCGGATGGCCTTGGCCACCAGTTTGGCAGCAGCATGGGCGGTGGCTCCCACCTCTACCCGGCTGTCCTTGGCCATGGCGAACTCGTACCAGTGCTGGGCGGCAGTTTCGGCGATATCGGCGCACCGCTCCCGCGTTCTCTCGGCCACGATGTTCGCAAACTCCTGAAGCTGCGCCTCGTGTCCAGCACGTTTGGACGCCCACTTTATCGGCATACCCAGAGAGTTGATTATCTCAAAAAGCTCTTGGGGGTGAAAAAATGGTTCGCGGCTCATTGCTAACCCTCTCTGGCATCAAGCATGGCGTCCGCAATGCGGTACGAAGCCTCCGCAAGGTCGTCCATGGTTGAGTCCCCATATTGGGCATCTCTCCCCGCGGCAAGCAACCCGTTCATGGCTTTAGCTGCAAAGTGGTCGCGCAGTTCTTTGCGCTCAGACTTGGCAAGAGCTTTGCGGAGGGCGATGATTTCATCCCACAGACAGCCCTCATCTTCGATTTGCTTCAAGTTTCTTTGAAATCCTGATTCCAGGTCGACCTGAACAAGCTGTTCTTCTAATTTTTCTAAGGCCCTCTCCGCGGCTTGTCGTAAGTTGCTCATGCTGATGTCCTTTCTCCGGTCAATTCACGGTCGGGCACATAGTCGTGGACGATGAACCCGTTTTCGATTTTTCCTACCCACATCTCGGGTATCCACGTGAACCCGCCAGACCGCAGGCGCCTCATGTGTGCCCTGCGCTTATGTCTGGCTGGGCTGGCATGCGTACCGCCCTTGTGAGGCTGCTTTACCTGCGGCTCAGGCTTCAGTTCGATCGTGTTCCATGAGTACACCAGCGGCTCGCGCTTGGCCCTGCGCTTGCGGTTGATGAACTCCATGCCCTTAGCCATGTGAGCGGTGACCACCTGCTCGGTGGTGTGCGCTCTCAGGTTGACCAAACAGGCGTAGTTCACGGCGCTGATGCAGGCGTCCTCGTACAGTTGCAGGGCATCACGCTCGGCCATGCCGCCTTTAACTGCGGCTTGCATGAGCTTCTGGTGCACGACCACATTGGTGCCCTCTGGAGCGTCATCTTCGCTGCCGACCACCTTCACCCGCTTCTCAGTGACGATCACCATGGGGCTGTTGAACCCATCATTCGTCCACAGCATGGCGGCCGCGCCTTCATACCCGCCGAACTTGATGTACTTGTCGTAGGTGAAGGCGATTTCCGGCCACGCGGGCTGGATGATGGCCATGTGGTCAGACGGCGTCAGGAACTCGTTGAGGTGGCGCATCTCCGTGTCCCAGCCATGCTGGCGGCCGATCTTCGTAAGCTCCTCCTCGGCGCCGTCGTCCAATTCAGCGAAGTCGAACCACGTGTAATCGGCGGCGTCAAAACCCACCTTTGATGCAAGATCTGCTACTCGGGGATTCATGTTCTGCTCCTAGTCTTCTTCGCTCTCTTTGCTTCTGTCCCTGATGAAGTCAGCGCAATCCCAACAGCCTTCGTCGTACTGGTCATGGCTGCCGTTGTTGTTTATCAAAAATTCACAGATCTGAGCGCACTGCTCCCGCTCATACTCGGCCGCCTTCGTGGCCAACATCACGATGAACTCGTCCACGTGTATGCCCCGCGGGATCTGCTCAATCAAGGCCGCCACCTCTTCCCTGGTCATACCTTCCCCGCTTTCGTTGGCCATTCGGCCCAAATGATGGGGTTACCGACCACGTCTTCCCGCTGGCTGACGATGTCCAAAAAGTCGTAGACATCGACCTGCACCGGCGTGATGGCCTCCTCGTCTTTGCGATCGAGGTAGAAGTGAGCCAGATAGTCGATCACCTGGACGTAGGTCATGCTGATCCCGGTGCCCTGCTTGAGGCGGTTCTGGATCATCTCGATCTCCGGGGTGATGGGTAGCGTCACGCGCTTCATTTCTGGGCCCTTTCGTTTGATTTGCGGGCGTGCTTGGCGCACCGGACGAGGTACTTGCCCCAGAACTCCTGCTCGGAGGCCCTTATTTCGATCGACAAGGCCCTGAACTGGTCGAGGTGGTCCCTCACTACCTCCGCGGGGAATCCAGCCTCGTAAAGGAGCATTAAAAGGGTTTCGTCGTCGTTGATCATGCAGCCCCCGTTGAACGTCCGTTGAACAGACGCTGATCAGGCGTTGTGGTCCAGCACGCGCTGGATGGCTGCGATCATCTCGCGGGCCTGATCTTTGGTCAGTGTGCAGCGGGCGCTGCCACCACGGACTTGCAGGGAGAGCCAGATGTCGTCATCGAACTGGTCGATGAACACGCACTCGCCATGCTCGGTGGTTTCGATACGGGTGTTGAGTTCTACGGCTGCGGTCATGATTACTTGCCCTCCATGTGATTGAAGATCTCTTCCTGGATATCGCGCTCGATGCGGTCATTGAGCTTGCGCTCCAGCCACTTGGCACGGTAACCCTTGCGGTCCAGCAGGATGTAGTCGCCATAGCCACCCTCGGACGGGTAGCAGTACTCGGGAGGCCCGCTGATGTAGGCGGGCACGTAGGCTTCGTAGTCGGTCACGCCGATGATGCAGGGGATGCCTGCGACGTAGGTCTCGATCTCGGCGATGCAGCGGTTGCGGTCCATGATGTTCCTTTCGTTAAACCTGCTCTGTTGCAGTGGTTAGAAGTTTAACACGAAATTGAAGTGGGCCTGCAAGTGTTTTTTCTCACAGGCCCGTCTCGATCAGAACTCGGGGTTCATGCGGCTGATATGGCCAGCCACCAGGGACCACATGCCACCGTTGAGCCACAGACCCCTGTTGCCCTGGCGGTAGAACTTGCGGCCGGTGTCGGTGGTGATCAGCTTCATGGTCTTGCTGATGCTGGTGATCCTGCCGCAGGGGTAGTAGTCGCCGTTGAATGCGTAGGACACCTCGTCGCCCACAGCAGGGGCCTCGATCACGTCGAAGCGGGGATAGCAACCCTCACCAGCGTCGGTGGCGATGTAGGTGCGACCGGTAAGGCGGGTGGCGCTGTCGGCGATCTGTTGCGCCAGCATCATGCTGTCGAAGTCGTTGCGGTTGGCCCAGCCGGTGCCGTGCGTGCCATCAGTCTTGGCCCACCATGCGTCGGGATTGCCGACGGCATCCTCAGGGAGCTTGCCGGAGATGGCGGTGACTTCGAGGGCGGCGTTGATGTTGAAGTAGTTCATGTCATTTCCTTTCAGTGAACCTGCTCGATTGCAGTGATTGGGAGTTTAACACAAAATTGAAGTGGGGGATCAACTAGGTGCTTTCCCTAGTGTTCTGATCCACCACCTCTTTGAGCGCCTTGATGGCCCGCTCCAGAGCTTCGATGTCTTCGGTCACGCCGTACTTGACGTCGAAGTGGTCATCCACCCAAGAGTTCATCTCCTCCACACTACGCTTGACCTTACGGGCAGCGAATACGGCCAGCATGATGGCTTGGTTGATGTCAGTCATGGCGGCGGTCCTCGTCGAGCAGCAGCCCCGCGGCAGCGAGCAGGGCGCCAAAGATCAGCATGGGCATCTGGAGGTCCAGGTTGTTCTCCAGCACGGTAAGGGAAATGGCCACCATCACGGTGCCCACGATCATCATCACGGCTTCTTTCATTTCAAGCCTCCGCCATCATGTCGGCCCACTCAGAGCCCATGGCGTCGGCCACATAGTCGTAGCTGCCTTTGGTGCCCTCTTGCACGTCGTCTCGACCAGGGATGGTGTTGCCGTAGTAGTCGCGTGCGCGGCTCTTGCCCAGCATGCAGCGGCCGCTCTCGATGGCCTCCATCATGGTGCGGCCGTACGAGCCCTGAAGGCCCCACATGCCGCTGTTGATGGTTCGCTGTATGGCCAGGAAGTACTCCTCCTCAGTGGCCTCCTCGTCGCACTCGATGATATTGATGTCGTTCAGTGTCAGCATGATGTTCTCCGATGATGGGGGCCGAAGCCCCCGGTTGATTACTTGGCAAGCATTCGCTTGCATTCGTCACAGTCGCATGGCTCGACTGAGTCCTTGATGTCTGCACGCAACTCTTTCATCGAGTCGTATGCGTAGGTGTGACATAAGGCCATCGGGTCATGGTTGAACTTCCATCCACCAGGAAGGTTGAGGATGAAGACGCCGGGTTCATCGGTGTCGACATCTCGGGCCACGTTGAGCTTGTATTTCATCGCGGCCTCCTGATTACTTCTTGGGGCTGACGCGAACGTCGGCACGGCCTTCCTTGCGGAAGGTGTCGAGTACTTCTTCGGTGATGCCGTAGGCCACGCAGAGCTTGTTGTAGTCCACGGTGCCAGCAACTGAAACCAGTTGCACAGAGACGCTGTGCAGTTCGCCCTTGTGCTCGCCTTCGCCGTACTTGTTGGCGATATCGGCCTTGAGCTTTTTGATCTGATCGGCCAGCTTCTTGGCTTGCTGGTCCAGCACGTAGAGTGCGTCGATGTCAGAGGAGAGGCTTGCGACTGCGGAGACTGCGTCGAGAGTTGCGATGTTGTTGTCCATGTTGATCACCTTTCTGTAAACCGGCTCGATTGCCGTAAGACAGATTTCAACATGAAATTAAAGTCGCTGCAATACCCCTTGTTGCAATTCCCCTACTTTTTTGAGGGGATTAGCAGTTCGAGGGTGTCGGCCAGGATGTCTAGCTCCCCTACGCTGTGACGCTTGAAATCGTCCCGGGTGCCGTGCCATCCTTTACTGCCGGTGTGGTGGTGCTCGCACAGAGGGATCACCAGCCAGTCGCTCTGGCGTTGCGCCATTCCAACACCGGCCCTCGGATGATGTAGCTGGGCGGGCGTCCCGGGATATCCCAGGCGCCTGCACATGCCGCAGCCCAGATCGGCCACGGCGTTCTTCCACTGCTTGATGTTCACTGAGCCCCTCGGTCAATCATGCGATTGCTGGCCTCCATGGACCGCCAGACGTCGATTCGGGCCTGGGCTGCCACCATGAGCCACCGCAGGCGTTCTTCTTCCTCTACGGCCGATTTGATGGCCAGCAGGTGTGCTTTGTAGTTGGGGTCCGCATATGCCTCGCGCTCCTGCGCGTTGACGGCTTCAAACCCATGGGCCAGGGCGGTCTTGCATAGCTCGGCCTTCATGGTCTTGCGGTACTCCTCCACGTAGATCCGGTTGGCTCTGGCCTGCGCGTACTTCTTGCTGTTGGCGATCATGAAGTCGATCGCTTCGTTGGGGTCAATGATTTTCTCGGACATGTCTCAGCTTTCTGAAATGATGTGAACACCCTTCGGGGGCTTTTCTCCCACTACGCGACGTAACCGCCTTTGAACGGCCGCCTCGGCGTCGTAGTACTGGCTGTGGGTGAGTCCAGCCAAAACGTCTGCATACGCTGCTCGCAGATCCATCAGTACCGTTACCTCATCGGCATACAGCGCCTTGGTGCCGCGCTGCCTCGTTCGATCGAGGATCGATATCACGGTCTGCTGCAAGTCATCAATCATGTTGTCTTCATCGCTGGCCACACGCATGCGGACCAGTTCTTCAAGCATGTTGATGGCGTTGAAAATTGCTTGCCATCCTTGCTTGTCGATGTTGCCCTCACGGGCCTTATTCACAGCGATGTCGACAGGAAATACAAACCGGAGCACGTCATCGACGGTTAGCTTAGCGGCGCCTTGCATCGCCATCATGTAGGCCATCGGATTGACGGGCCTCGGTTTGTACTTCTTCTTTTTCACGTCTCACCGAATCGAGTACGGGCAGTAGCTGGTGAAGATGCGGGTCGTGGTGTACGAGCACGCATAGTCCACGCAATAGGTGCCGATGTATCGAGCGCCTTGCTGGGTGCTCACAAAATCACAGGAAACCAACGTACCAGCACGCGCAAACGCCAACGGAGCAGCAAAGACGCTCGTGGCGGCAATCAGTACAGCAATCAAGGTTTTCATCACTCTTCTCCTCTTTCGATCTCAACGATCATGGCTCCCGGCTTTTTTCCGAACCTTCGGAAGACTTGCACGGGCTGAAACTGAAAGTCATCGACCTTCAGGGCTTGCGCGACACCGTCCAGCGCAGACTTCGCTGCGGACAGACAGTTGTCGGCATCTCGCTTACGCTTGTCCGGCATCAAAAAGGTCACCGTTACGCGCAGATCTTTGGTGGTCGGCTCCCAGTTCTTTGCCTGGAGCTTGGTCAGCAGAAAGCTCGACGTCACTGCTTCGGTTTTGGCCTTGTACATCGACCCCCAGTGCTTGCCCTTGGTTCGATTGGGGAACAGTTCTGGGCTGGGGAAGGCCAAGTGGATTGTGAATACGCTCTTCATTCATTCGCTTCCTAAGATCGGCCAAAGCGGCGGAGCCACGAATACGCTCTAAATCCTCGCAAATCTTCGACCACCACTGTCTCGCCCCACTGGCTCCAAGTTGTTTTGTCTTCTCGTGGTATCGGCGTATCCAGTCCCTCGCCTCGCACTGCCTCTGCCATTCCAAGGTCTCCGGTGAGATGGAGGGCGGCATTGATTTGGGCCAGACTAATGCTGGACCCATTCCCTTCCCGGACCTTGTTGAGGATTGCTTGCGCTTCAATCTTCGTCATCCCGATGCCTTAGCGCGTCGCGCCAGAGTTGTTTTTGAACGATGCTGATCCTTTCACCAGCCTCTTCTTTCGCTTTCAGCTTGTAAGCCCAGCTTCGGTCTAATCCACGATCACCGCGGGCAAAAGACTTGAAGTCTGCAAGGGCCTTACGTCTCTCCTCTGAGAGCGCACCTCCCTGAGACTTGGCCTCAGGCTTTGACGGCGTCTTACCCATGCGAAGCTCGCTGGTGATCCGCGGCCAATCGACGGGCTCAGAGTAGTGATGCCACCGGCACAGCTTGCCCTTGGCGTCATTGATGATCCAGCGGTTTGGACATCCACTGGCTTGGCACATGGTCTGCTGGACCTCAGAGTCCTGGGCGTCGACCACTTTGACGTCTGCTTTTACGAAGCTCATTTTTGGTACTTCCCATCGATGATCTTGGCAAAGTTCGCCGGGTTGACGATCCATTCGAGGTCAGGACGCCACACACGGCCGTTGGACTCGAACCCCTGCGCCAGCTTAGTCTCGTTGGCCACGTAGGCAAAGAACCCATCCCACCACTCAAGGCCCGCGGCGCGGGTTTTGTAGCCGTTAGGGCTGTAGCTGGATGGTTTGGCTGCCTGTACCCACCTAGCCCTCAAATGAGCCGCTCTGGTGCCCTCCCAGACCCTTGGCTGCGGCAGATGCTCCAGGTGTTTCCTGTACAGATTCAAAATCTCCTGCTGCGGGCAGGGCGGGAACGGAGTTCCCGACAAAGAAGCGTTAGCTTCTTCTATCTGGTTCTTGGTTATTGGTTCTTGGTTCTTGGTTGGTTGAACGTCCGTTGCGATATCCGTTGAACGTCCGTTGGAACGGGCGTTGGCTCTGCGTTCAGCGGATGCCTTACCGGCCTTGGACGCCTGCTCAACCTTTGATCGATAGTGGCCAATCTCCGCCTCAATGCGCGAGTGCCACCAGCCAGCGTCGGACTTCTCAAAAAACTCGTTGAGCACGTCTCGGATCGTGGCCAGATGCTCCCGCATGCGAATCAGGCGGCCGATGTCGTTCACGTCCAGCGGCAGGGGCTTTTCGTGCAGGTAGCACCAGTCGAGCATGCGCCGGTAGGCGATGTCCTCCAGGGGCTCCAAATGCCCAGTGTGGGACTGATAGTCCCCTATGTTGAACAGGTAGTAATGCATTCCCTCATCCCAATCTCCCATCCCAAAAGGAGAACCAACGGCAGGCGGGGATGGGATCGCTTTTCGGCGGGGTAGCTACTCCCCACCTAGCCGTGGCTCGAATCAAATCTTAGTCTCCAAACAGGTCGGGCCGGATCTCTTTCCTGGTCACCAGACCCTGTGTTGCTTCTTCGATACGTTTGGCCAAGTAGGCGGAACACTTCGCCTTGCCGCTGATGATCGATGCCATCCACGCCTGCGTGATGCCCAGGTACTCGGCCATCTCTTTCTTGGCGCCAATTGGCTCGTCTTTGAAGTATTCGGAAAGTGTCATAGTGGCATCAAGTTTAAGGCATTGTTGAAGACACTTTCAAGTCTACATGAAAAAAGTGTTTGACATCAACTTGAAAAGTGAGGTCAAATAGCAGTGCGCCAATGAGGCGTTTCATTGAAAGGAATGACTGATGGAAGAGCAAAAACAGGAGCACGACGCTCCTAACCGGCTGGTCCCTTACAACACCGGCAAGGTCCTAATTGGCTCACGCTATGAGCCACCCCGCAAGTACACGATGTCCAGAGACGCCGAGATCATTCAGGCGGCCTTCCTGGGGCGTCGCCGCGGAATCATCAACAAACCCAACGTCATGACCGCCGCCATCTGGGCGATCTTTGTGTTGGCCATGGTCTTGTGGGTGACGCGATGAACGAGCGGCCAGACTTCAACCATACCGAGCAGCAGGAGTACGACGAGTGGATCTCTGATCCTGTCGCTCAGGCGGAGTACCAGAAGTGGAAACTCCGAGACGAACTGCGAAGAGCAGGTTTACCAGACCCAATGTCAGCCTCATTCACCGAGGCGTTCACTAACTTTTTTAAGGATTGCAAATGAGCTTCTTCGTCACTAACACCAGCAAAGAATTTGTTTTGGTTCCCCCGGGTTCACACTTGGCACGCTGCTACCGCATCGTTGATCTTGGCTCCCAGAAGTCTGAGTACATGGGCCGCATCAAGCAGCTTCGCAAGATCATGATTGGTTGGGAGATCCACGGGGAAGCCGAAGACGGGACGCCGCTGTTGACCGATAAGGGCGAGCCCATGGCAATCTTCAAGAACTACACCCACTCATGGGGTGAAAACTCAACCCTTCGCAAGGATCTTCAGTCCTGGCGCGGTAAGCCCTGGACGGATCAGGAGGCAGAGAAGTTCGACATCGAGCGGCTCCTGAATCAGTGGTGCATGCTGAACGTCATCCATCGCCCGGGCCAGAACAACAAGATCTACGCCAACGTGGATTCGGTCACGCCGGTGCACCCCATCATCAAGCAGCGCGGGTTCCCTGAAGGGTTCAATGACGTTCAGGTTTTCAATCTGGAGACCCCGGACTGGGAACTGTTCGAGACGTTCAGCCAGGGCTTGAAAACGAAGATCGAGAACTCTCCGGAGTTCAAGGCACTTCGTAACCCCGGTGAGGCATCTGCCCCCAGCAAGGGCAAGAGCCTGCAAGATCTTGACGACGATATCCCGTTCTGATCATGCAGCACGACCTTTTCACACCACCCACGGGGCTTGAGATAGGTCACGCAAAGGCCCATCAAGCAGCCGAGCACGCCGGAACTGAGTGGCAGCAGATGGCGTATCGGGCTTTCTTGGCCTATGCGAGGACGCACAAGCACTTCACAACGGAAGAGGTTAGAGAGGCTTACCCCGACCTTCCTCCTCCGCCCGACAAGCGGGCCTGGGGGCATATTGCTCTACTGGCAAAGAGAAACCAAAAAGTCGTTGGGGCTTCGTTCACCCGAGCGAAGAGTAAATCCGTTCACGGCATGGTCGTCACGCTGTGGGCATCACAAATTTGCGAGGAAGCATGATCGTAGCTAGAGCATCAGAATCCCTTCACTGGTACCGCCGAGATGGCACCCCGCAGTACACGGTGAAGGCCAAAGACGGTTCCGACCGCCCGACGACCCTTAGGGACGCCAGAAAGATGGATCTGGTCCCTTCGGTCACCACCATCATCAAATGCGCCGCCAGCCCCGGTTTAGAGGCTTGGAAGATCCAGCAGATGATGTTGGCTGCCATGACGCTGCCGCGGGCGGCCGATGAGGCAGAAGATCTGTACATCCAGCGAGTCATTGCTGACTCAAAGGAGCAAGGCAGGAAGGCGGCCGAACGAGGCACTGAGATTCACGCCGCTCTTGAGAGCTATTTCGAGACAGGCGTACTGACGGCCTCCCATGGGAATTTTCAGTCTTCAGTTGAAGATGCCGTGATCCGGGTGTTCGGAGACCGGCACTGGAGCACAGAGAAGGCTTTTGCTCATGAGGCTGGTTTTGGCGGAAAGATTGACCTTCACACTACCGACAACGACGGTGTCGTCATCGACTTCAAGACCAAAGAATTTACCCAGGACAACATTGAAAAGATCTCTGGGTATGACGAAAACCTGATGCAGCTTGCCGCCTATCGGGTTGGTTTGAATCTTCCCCGCGCACGGTGCGCCAACGTGTTTGTTTCGGTCACCGAGCCGGGTCTAGTCAAGGTCTATGAATGGGAGCCGGAGGATCTGGACCGTGGCTGGAAGATGTTCGAGGCTCTCATGAAGTACTGGTACGCAAAAAGCAATCTATGAAAGGACTCTCACATGGCAACTAAACGCATCTATCTCGTAGCAACCCCGGACGGCACGATTCGTCTGGTCAATGCATCCCTGCGCCAGCAGGCACTGTCTCACGTGGCCAACAGCATGTTCACCGTGCGGGTGGCATCTCAACGGGATCTGGTCGACTCCCTGCAAAAAGGCGTGCAGGTCGAAAACTACCGCGACCCTGACCAGGGCGATCTCCTGAAGGAGGGTGCATGAAAACCGATACCTGGGGCCTCGTCTGGGTGGCCTGGACAGTGCTGGCATGGATTACGCACGTCATCGTCTCCATCAGCAGCAGCAAGTGGATTTTGCTTCTGGTCGGAGCCATCTTCTTCCCGGTTGGCTGTGTGCATGGCACCGGCGTCTGGTTTGGGCTTTTTTAGGAAAAGAACATGACTCCAACCATGTACCTCCGGTTTGTCGAGCAAGACATTGCCGAACCCCATCCCACCCAGGCTGATGTGTCCGTGATCAAGCGGTCGCGGGTGCTCCAGCAGTTCTGGGAAACACCCAAAGGCGCTGAGGTTCTTGAGGATGAATTCGTCAAGATTTACGGCATCTGGAGAAACATTCCACTCGTGGTGAACAAATGACTGAAAAGAAACAGCCCAAAATTGAACTGACCCCGGAAGAGGTCAAAAATGCCTTCCGCCTTATCTACCTGGAGGAGAACTACGCCTTTCTGGAAGATGATTTGATCAAGCTGGCTAATGGATTTATTGCGTCGGCCGAGAATAAAATTCGTAAGGCAGAATTGGCCGAGTGCGTGGAATTTGTCCGGAGCTTGAACACTCACGTGGCCAAGGCCCTGGACGAGAAGCGCAGGGTTCCATGACGCCCGAGGAGTTCATCACCGCCCTGGCTGGAGAAGGCTGGACGGCTGATCAACTCCCGGACCTTGTCGTGATCATCGGTCAGGCACAGGAAGACGCCAAGCGGTATCGTGAGATGCGGGCAAGTCTTGCATCTGGTTCCGAGACGTTCATCGCCAGAAGGAGTGATATCTGTGAAATTGATCGATTGGTTAAAGCGGCAAGAGTCAACGGACTTCTTTGATTACTCCACCATCCTTTTGCGCGTGGAGGTTTTGGAGCGCGAACTTAGTGACGCCTGTCTTCATCAGGAATTCGACAAGGTTCCGGCCTTGGCCGATGAACTGGTGGAGCAGGCTTTGCTGCTCAAAAAGTGGGTCAAAACTCAAAAATGATCCTGCTCAAGATCAACAGCAGGGGTTTGCTGGAAGGCAATTGGGACGAAATTGCTGAACTGGCAGAAGCCTACGATCATGGCTGTAGGTCTGAGGAAGCCTACAAAAGCAAGATCGTCTCGTTGATTTTTGACCGCGGTTATGAGCAGGCCATGTCCGAGATCGAAGAGGTCAATAAGCGGACCGTGCTGCTGCTGACCTGCACTGCCGGATCGGCATAAAAAAGCCCCGGCGAACCGGGGCAATCCTCTCACATGGCAACTGCTTGAGGCAAAGAAGACGCCTCATGCTATCTCTTATTGAGGCTGCATCAAAGCCTCAGGAGGCACTTTGCCGCGCATCTTGTCCAAAAGGTACAGGGCCAGCGGGGAGACGGCCGAGGCACCCACCCCAATACCCCTGACGATCGGGTGCGGAACCACCGAGGCCAAACCGCCTACGGTACCCAGGCCAGACAGCAGCATGCCGGGAATGTCCCCCTGCTTATACCGGCTGTAGAACTCCTGGCCGCTCTCAGCGGCTCCAAGACCTCCCAGGGCACCCATGGTCACCGGAGACCTTGCGACGGCTCCAGCGCCCGTTTTGGCGGCTTCAGTGACCTTTTGTAGAGCGCCGGGACCTGGAGGTTGGGGCGGAGGCCCAATCGGCACCGTGCGAGCGCCGCGAGGACCTGATCCGGTTTGCTCTGGCAAGAACAACCCAGCACGCTCGGGCACTTGACGCATTTCAGGGGCAATCTGACGGATCTTGTTTTCCGCCTGGATGGCCGCCTCTTTCATCTGATGAGCCTCGCCCATGCTGCGGGCTTTCATGCCCACGTCACGATAAGCGCCGGTTGTATCTTGAGCGCCAATCCAGTTCTGAGTCATCTTGCCGCCAGCGGGAGGCCCTTGTAGCGGACCTTGAGGGGCAGGCAAGCCACCAGGGCGTGCCCCGGGAGCCCCGGGAGCGCCGGGAGCCATACCAGCCTGTGCCGCAGCAGCTTGAGCGCGAGCATTGGCGCCGATAGCTTTTGCGGTCTCCATGACGTCGGAACCCACTTGCAGGCCCTTGGCCGCGACAGCACCAGCCCCAGCACCCAGAACGTCGGTCATGATGCGTGTTTTCTGCTTGGTCAGATCTTCTTCTGAAACCTCAACAGGCCCCGCCTCTGCTCCAGCGTCTTCTGCCGCATCACCTTCTTCCGACACCAGAGTGAAGCCACCCAAACCCTTGATGGACTTCAGGTAGTTTTTGGTGCTCTCAGGCAAGCCCTTCTCGGGGTTGGTGAAGTAGGGATGATCATGGCCAGCGTTGTAGCCAGCCACCGCCAAAACAGGGTCGCCAAACTTGTCCAGGCCCATCTTGAGATAGGTCAGGCCAGCTTTGATGTTCTGATTGGGGTTGTCGATGTCTTCCCGTGAGAAGCCAATCATCTCGGCCGTGGTGGGCTTGATCTGCATGATGCCGATCTCACCGGCAGCACCGGGCTTCTCAGGTGTCCGCAGTCCGCTTTCCTGATACGCCAGCGAAACGGCCAAGCGCGGATTGATTCCTAGCTGCTTGGCCTGCTTGGCGACGATCAGTGCGTTGTCGCGTTGTTCTGGATCTAGTTTGTCTACGAATTCCATGTGCACCTCATAGGCCGAGTTCTTCTCTCAATTTGTCGCGTGAAGCACCATAGGCTCCAGGCGTGGCAGGCTGTTGTTGGCCAGCCCTGCCCTGAGGCTTAACGCCCGCACTCATAGCAATACTGGTCACACGATCCAGATAGGTGTCAACCATGCGCTGATACTGAGCCTCGTTCTTATCCTTGAAGTCATCCAAAGACATTTTGCTGCGGCGCAGTTCTTTAGCAATGTCCCGATCAAATTCGGCGCGGGCCTTGAGCATGGCCACCTTGTTGCGAATAGTCTCAGGGTTGTCTCGCGGAGAGATGCTGGCATCAGCAAACAGTTGACGCTCGAAGTTAGACACCGATCCTTGACCGGCAGCCAGCTTGGCTTGCTGCAACTGAATGGTGGCCATGATCGATAGGGCCGTCTGATACTTGTTGATCGTTTCCTGAGGCAGTCCAAGATTGCGGAATGCATTCTCAAGAGCGGGCACCGAAATGGTGTTGCCAGCGCCAGGAGTCTTGAGGTTCTCGGAAATCAGGTTTGCAACGAAAGAGCCGAAGTCCGGACGGTTGAAGATACCGAAGATGTCCTTGGCATCCTTACGCGCAGCAATAGAGTCCAGGGCGCGATATTGGGCCAAACGTCCAGTGACGTCCTCTGCACGCTCAATCGCAGACTGGGTACGCCCCGTCTCTGCTTCGGCCGTTTTGGTTGCCGCCGTGGTGGCTGCCTGCTGCTCTGCCGCAATCTGCTGGACCGTGCGACGACCCGGTGCGCCAGCCTTGCCAGCACGCCAGTTCTTCATCCACTCTTCGCCCTGCCCAGCCTCCGCGGCCTTTACGAACTGCGAATACTCGTAGGGCAGCATGCGGAAGGTTCCGTATGGCGTCTCAAAGTCTTCCTGCTTCTGGCCGGGAACCGGGATGTCCACATACTGTTTTGTGGCCTTATCGAACACTGTGCCATTCATTGCGATGGCGTATCGATCCTGCTCGGCCCTGAGCATGTCGCTAAGAATCTTGGCCCGACCTTCCATGCCAGGACGAGATGCCAGCATGGCAATGTCTCGTGGCGTGATGTTGGTAAACCCAGGTGGGGCGCCTTCTGCTTGCTGTCGGCCGGGAGGCAATTGAGCAGCGCCAGCCGCCGCACCAGGAGCACCAGGAGCGCCAGCAGGAGCACGCGCAGCGCCTGGAAGCTCTGATTTCAGAACCGAGAAACCGCCGGGAGTCTCGACAAACTCGTCTGCGGCACCAGGAGCGCCGGGCGGCTGGCCGCCAAGTATGCGGCGAAACTCTTGTTCACCGCGGGCAGCTTGACGCATGCCAAGCTCGCCTTGAGCCAGTTCCAGGCGCATCTTGGCCAGTTCTGTTTCTCGCTTAGTCTCGGCCTCTTGAGCGGGGCCTACAAGCGCAGCAACGTTGCCGATCGACTCGCCAAATGATCCGGTCTTGGTAGGCGCCAGGAAGCCCTGAGCCATGGCCAAAAGCACAGGGTCAAATAGTTGCTTGCGATTGTCTAACGCGCCACGGAGCTTGGAATAGGTATCCTTGATCTCGCCAACAAGACGCTCTTCTTCGGCGTCTTCGGCGTAGAGGGAAGCCAATGGGGCTTTAGTTGCCATGATCAGCCGCCTCCTTCACCTTCGTAGTAATCGTAGCCAAAATCGCCAGAGTCATCGGAGCCGTAACTCCCGCCCGACTCCCAATCACCGCTATCGTTGCCGTAGTCGCCTTGATATTCCGGGAATTGCTCAGGCAGCTTTTCACCGAACTTGCCAAGCCAGTCAATGAATTTGTTGCCGATTGCGCCTTCCTTACCGAAGGCAGCGCCAACCAAAGATCCCAGGCCAGCGATTTGCGACAGGGGAGACGGGCCGTAAGCGGATGCAGGGCCCACATACTTCTCGGTCGTAGACGTCGGGTAGGTGTATCCGCGCAGCAACTGAGCCACATTCAGTGCACGGGTCAGCGGCGCCTCAATCATTGCTTGGTTGTAGGCTTGCTCTTGCTGGCCAAGCTCGGCCTGAGTCTTTAAACCGGAAGCGGCGGCCTGCTGCTCGGCAGATCCCAACCCTGCAAGAGCTTGAGACGCTTGAGTCTGGAGACCCCTACTGCGAAGAGCCGCATCGAGGGCAGAAGTAAACCCGGCGGAGCGGAGCTTTGCCTGCTCGCCCAACAAATTCGATTCAATGTCTGCCAAAGCCTGCCCTGTTGCTCCGGCATATCGACGGCTACCGAATCCGCCGGTACCGGCAAACGCGCCACGCAGCATAGGCATGACGTTGCGCTGCACATTCAGTGCACTTTGACGAGCCATCTCGTCGACGACGTCCTGCTGATACGGGTTGTAGAAGGCGGAGATGTCTTGAGCCGTAACACCGGCCGCACCGGCTCGACCGGCTGCCAGTGCTTCATCCATCGGTGTTTGATACCGGGTTAAAGCACCGGGGGCCGCGGCGTACACGTCCTTGGTCAGTTGACTCTGAGGGGCCACCAACTGCTGGCCGGTCATGCCAAGTTGACCGGTTCCCTCCGAGGCTAGCTTGGTGAGATAGTCGGTAAGGTATTGAGGCGCCGTCGCGGTTGCGGTTTTGGTCGTCTCGATGTTCGGCGGGGCACTACCCTGAAATAAGCTCATATTTAGCTCCTTACCGCTTTGATTTTAAGTAGTCAAGCGGAGATTTCAAAGCGGGAGGTGGAAGATCCTTTTTCCCGGTTGAACGGGCACGGGTTCTAATCTCGTGCATCATCTTGTACAGCTTGTCGGTTCCGGCCTTAGTAGACCCGTTTCCGAGGGCAGAAACCACATCTGCCGGAAAAACAAATTCCCCGTCTGCCAGCATGGCCGGGATGTCATCTGACTGGCCATCGCCCTCACCGGCAACGTGCTTGCCATCCCGGAAATCCTCGCGCCCCTTGGCCATTTTGGGCAAACCGCCTTGTTTTGCCATCAGAGGCAGCGTCATGCCGCCCTGCGCCATCAGCGGTGCAACATACCCACCCTGAGCAAAGCCAACCGGCCCAGATCCGCCCAGGATGTCATCAATCGAGTCTTCCTTGCCGTAGGAGTAGTACGAGCCCTGCTCAGACTTTGCCGCTTCTTCAGGGTCAAAACCACCACCAGAAAGCACCCTAGCTAGGGTTCCGAGTCCGGAAAGGTCTTCTTCCTTGGAGCCCATACGCTCTTTAAGGATTGACGCCAGACGCGGGTCAATATTTTCAATCATGGCTTCTCTTTCCATTTCTTCTTGAATATCTTTGACTCGCTCCAGCGGGTCCAGCTTTTTCTCGCCAGTAACGAATGATCTCAACATCTGGGGTTTGATGCCAGTGATATCTCCGGCACCAAATCCGCCCAACATCAATTGAGATGCGGACATTTTCTGAGGCTTCTTTTTCTTTTCTTTCTCTTTCTCTTTTTTCTTCTTCTTATCTTCGTCGGTCTCGTCTTCCTCAGTGACTTCCTCCACAGGATCAACGGGTCCTACTGGATCGATCGTCTCAATGTTTGTGACCGGGTTGGTGGTGGTGCTGATAACCGTATTGGTATTCAGGTCCGTCACCACGGTCGTTTGGGTATTGGTATTTACGTCGGTATTGGTGGTCGTCTGAGTGTTGGTGTTTGTGTCCGTCGTGGTTTGAGTCGTGACCTGACCATTTGAGTTCGTCGTGGTCTCTGTCGTAACCCCGGTGTTGTTGTTCACCGTGGTCTGAGTGGTGACGTTGGTATCGGTATTGGTCTGAGTCGTGGTTTGCGTGTTGGTATTGGTATCAGTCGTCGTCTGAGTGTTCGTGTTGGTGTTCGTGTCAGTCGTCGTCTGGGTCGTGGTGCCAGTGTTGTTGTTGACCGTCGTTTGGGTCGTCGTGCCCGTGTTGGTGTCGGTCGATGTATTGGTCTGGGTGTTGTTGTTGGTATCCGTGGTCGTGGCCGTATTCACGCCCGTGTTGCTGTTGGACGTGGTTTCGGTCGTTGTGCCGGTTGTCGGGTTGGTTGACGTCTGAGTCGTTGTGCCAGTTGTGGCGTCCGTGGTCGCCGTCGTTTCCGCGCCGGTGTTGGCGTTGGTCGATGAGGCCGTTGTTGTCCCCGTCGTGTTATTGGTTGTCGACTCAGTCCTGGTGCCGGTATTGGCGTTCGTGTCGATATTGGTCGTCGTGTTGGTCGCGTCGTTGTTGATCGTGGTCGTGGTATCACCAGCGCCGCTGACCGTTGTCGACGTAGACCCGGCATCCGATGCGGTGCCAGCCGTCTTCCCAAGAGACGAAAGATTCGACAAGTCACCCACCGTGATGGGTTTGTTGTCAGCATTGAACCCAATGAAGATGTCCGGAGCTACATAAACCTTTCCGTTCACCCCGGAACCGGTCACCGACGACCCAATGAAGTCGCCCAACGTCACAGCGTTACCGCTCTGATCCTTGCCAACAGCGATGTTCAGGTCGTTGATCTTTAGGCCGCCGGTCGTGGCAAGGTTGTTGACAACCTGCTCGGCCACCGCGGTATTGGCCACGTTTTGGGCCTGCTCCGGGCTCATACCTGAGGCGGTCATGGCCGTGACAATGTCGGAGCCTGCCGCCTTCAGATCCACGCCTGGGCGCAGCGAAGAGTTGATTGCGCTGGTCAGAGCCGCAGCCTGATTGGGATCTGTGGTCGTGGAGGTAATGATCTCCGTAGTGGCATCGCCAGCACGAGAAATCTCCGAGACCACCGTGATGGTTCCCACGGCCTTACCCGCCACCACGGAACCTACCGTGCCTTGAGTCATCGCCTTGTTTAGATCGATCGTGCCGGTCGCAAAGTAATCCGACATGGCCGATGCGGCAAACTCTTCCGGATATTCGGTAACAGCCTCTTTGGTGGCCGCCTTGCCGGTTTCTTTTGCCACTACCTTAGCGCCTGTATCGGCCGCCCCGGTTGACACGCTTCCTGCTCGCTTGATCCACGGCATGTCAGCCACGGGGCCAAGCACAGACGCAACAGCACCAGCACCAGCGGCCGACTTCTGCGCGGCAGTGTGGGCGTCGGCCTCACTCATGCCTGCATCAACGGCTGCCTTCTTGGTGTCGTTGTAGTTAGCGCCGCCAGCTTCCCAGGCGTTCATAAAGGCGTCAGCACCAAGGGCCAACAGCTTGCCGCCGTACTTCAGAGCGGCCGCACCAGTAAGCAAAGGCACGCCCTCTTCAAAGACCTCGTTAGCACCCAGGGTCAAGATGGCCGAGGGGTTGTCCCACAAAGCCCTGCCCAGTTCGATGAACTTGTTGTCGAAGCCCTCAACCTTGGCCACTCGGTCCATCACGTTCTTTTCAGCGCCGATGAGGTATTCGCCCATGCGATCGCTACCCCAGTTCTTCATGTCATTCGCAATCCGAACAATGCCGCTGTTCTTATCGATGACATTGACAGCCTGGAGGCCGCCAGCCATGTTTTCGAGGAAATTACCGCCTGCGCGAGTAACAGTTCCAATAGTCTTGACGACCGGGTCGATTAGCTGCTTGCTGATGCCGTCTCCGACGACAACATAGTCACCCAGAAGACCTCCGGCCAACAGGAAGTCATCCATCGTGCCAAACGTGGTCGCTGGCGTAGATGTGTCAACCGCAGAGGTATTGAGCTTAGAGAAAGCATCTGCCGCAGCTTTAGAGTCGTATCCCGCGTATGAGCCGCGTCCAGCACCAGCGCCAAGTTGGGCGTATCGAGCCTGATCAGATGCGGCGGCCAGAGACGGATTTTCTTCCCGGGTGTCAGTGCTGTACTTCTTGCCGTTCCACTCAAAGATCTGGCCTGGGCCAAGCTCTTTACGGGCTAGGCTGTAGGCATCTCCGAAGTTCTTCGCCGCAGCAATATTGGCGGCCGTAGCTTGGGCAGCAACCTCTTGAGCAGTCGCGCTCATGGCGTAGGTCTTGCCGCCGTATGTGAAGTTGGTAAATCCACGAGCGCCAGCCAGGGCGGCAGCCTCTTCGAGAGAGTCTGCGTCAGCGTTACCAATGTTCAGAGTGTTGCGAGCCGTGGCATCCGAGATCGCCCTGTCCAGATTGCCAAACTCAGTGTCCACCGCCGTGACGCCGCTCATGATGTCGGCGGCGGTGTTTCCGGTGGTGGCAGTTGTTTTGGTATCTGTTCCGCTAGATGCACTAACGTTGGTCACCGCATTCGCAGCATTCAGAGCCTCATCTTCAGTGGCTCCAGCATTGATGGCCGCGATGTACGTAGCCTCGCCAAGATCTGTTGCTCCGGAATCCGTGATGCTGCCGTTGGTCACGTTATTGACAAGCGTAGTGACCGTATCCGTGTTGTTCAGATTGTTTGCGGCATTGATCGTCGAGCCAAGATTCATGATGCCGTTAGTCAAGGCACCAATATTCCCGGACTGAGCGGCCTGAACGATTTGAGCAGCCGCACCAGCGGTCTGAAGATCGGCACTATTGGTCAGCTTGCCAGCGCCAGTCAAGACGGCGGCGAAATCGCCACGGGACGCAGCATCCGCAACATTTAGAGCCGTACCGACGTCAGCCAGCGAGATGGTGTCGGTGAGCATCGTAGAGCCCGCCGCTGCTGCCACATTGGGGTTGGCCAACAGAGTAGACACCACCGCGGTGACATTGCCTTTATCGATGGCATTGGCCACATTCAAAGCGGTAGCAACGTTGGTATAGCCACCGGCGCCAGCCAAAGATGCCAGGGCGCCAATTACGTTGCCCTGCTTGGCAGCCAAGGCGGCGTTTGCAATCATGGCAAACGGCTGCACGCCCGGGATGAAGGAAGCAACAGTCAGGACGGCCGACAGAGCGCCCATGGCGCCGCTTTCTCTGCCGTAAGTGGTGAACTCAGGCTTGCCGGTCGTTGGGTTGATGATGATCTGATACTCGGTCGACCCCTTGCCGGTGGCCGTTCCTCCGATATTGATCATCAACGGGTCAAGACCATTGATCACCTGAGTCAATACATTGTCGCCAGCGTATAGAGCCTTGCCGGAGAGGATGTCGTTGGCGGTCCTCCGGATCGTGGCGCCACCCTCGGCGTCATACGTAGTTTCCGAGGTGATCCGATCGGCCTCGTCCTTCGTCAGAATCCTAGTGGTGAACCTATCGGGATTGTTGGGGTCGACGATTGTTGCAACGTACTGGCCAGTTGGCTGACCGTTTTCATCAGTCATCTCCCTAACATCGATGTCAGAGAAAACGTCCTTGACCTTGAGTTGGCTAAGGTCCGTAATGCCCTGATCCATCAGGTTACGGGCCATGTCCAAGATCACCTGCTCGGCAGCAGACGGGTCCTTTCCAAGGATGCGCTTGGCCTCGTTGAAGTCAAAACCAATGCTCTCGCCCTTGGTTCCAAAAGCTCCGCCTGACAACGATCCCAGGTTAGGAATGATCTGAGCCGCAAGGGCCAGCAAAGTATTCTTGTCGTACGCCTGCCCGCGGTAGTCGTAGATCTTGTCGGCAGCATTTGGGGCTTCACCGTTGGGACCTGTACGCCCTTCATACCGGCCATGAGCCTGCCAATGCTGCGCGGCAAACTCTTCGGGCGACATGTTGGCGGCAGCACCGCTGGTTTGGTACTCCTGAGCAACATCCGGGTTCTTGTCGAAATACCCGTTCTTGGCCACCACCGCGTTTGCGGTGTTGTTGTTGGCGGCCGTATTGACGTTGGCGCTCGCAAGACCGGACACCACGTTATCAGTGGTTTGTCCCGTAGAAGCCGCTAAATTGTTAACGCTGACATCGCCTGCGCGTACAGAGTCAGCAAGATTGCGGACGTTTTCATCAACCGTCGTGGTGTTGGAAAGATTCCCTCCGGTCGTCAACTGGGTGGTTGCGTTTGAGAGATTTGACGCTGCACCAGTAGTGACCGCACCGGTAGCGGCAGTAATCGCCCCGGCGGCGTCTCCGGTAGTTGCTCCGGTAGTTGCCCCGGTTGCACCAGTTTCGGCGCCGGTCGTCAATCCGGTTGTTGCTCCAGTTGTTGCTCCCGCAAGAGTTCCCGACGTTGAACCCGCCGCAACATTCCCGGTGGCGGCATCCAGTGCCGACGTGGATGATGCCGTTGAGTCTTGTTGCGTGAATCCCCTGCCCGGATTGAGAAGAGCATCAACAGCGTCCAGGCCCATGCCGGTAGCTCTAGCGATGTCTTGATTGCTTACGCCGTACTGATTGGCTGCCTGAGTTAGGTTCGCCGCTCTCTGGATGTCCGTCATGTCCTGGTTGGCCAGGACGTTGTTGACGTAGTTATTGATGTTGGTGAAGTACTGATCTTCTCCAATTCCACCCGCGCTGGTCGCAGTTTGATACCCCGAAGAACCCAACGGGGACGTGTACACAGACCCATCATCGAAGGTCTGACTATCGCTGTAGTCAGTGTCTTCAAAATCAAGGTAGTAGCGACGCTGCGACGGAAGTGCCATATCAATTCACTCGCGGGTTGACTGCGTTGACGACGGCCTCTGCCCATTCCTGCCAGTCATCAAAGTTGTAAGGCTCGGGCACTCCCTCATTGGCGAATGCATCGATAGTTTTTAAGCCTGCCGCCCAAGACTTCCAGTCCACACCGAGGCCAGGAATCTGTAGCTGCTGGGCGGAATAGAGTTCGCACATGAGCGATGCCCACGAGTCGAACGTGTGATACCTGGGGTCGTAAATGAGCGCGACCGTCATGTCGAGTAGCCTCGTACGTCGCCCAGATCGGCGTTGACGATAACCTTACCAAGCTGATAGTCACCCCCGGAAACGTTGGACACAAACTTCATCCGAAGCTCCCGGCGCTGCTCACGCATGTCAATTTTCCCGGTAGTAGATGTGAAGGTGTACGGCCCGGTGATTTTGTCCTGCTCCTGAGCGTATGGACGACCCGTCACATAAAGCTCCATCTCCCCAGACTGAATGAAGTCAGGCTCAACGCGCTCAATGTGTAGCCAGCGGTTTTCGCCGATTGGAGAGGGTTGCGAGGGCCCTCCAGCCACCCACCCAAGATCAGACGTCTCAAAGTAGCTCTCGATGGCCAAGACGTTTGTAAATGCCACAGCGTCTTTGCCAACCTCATGCTGCCAGAGGGTCACAAACGTCATGGTTGAGTCAATCGTGATGGCAAAGTTTGACCCCGCCGGGATGGCCGCGGTAAGCGTGTCGCCAACGGTGTAGCCGGTACCTCGATCTGTGATGACCACAGAAATAGCAACACCGCCAGAAATGATCACGGTTGCCTTTGCCCCGGTTCCGGTTCCGCCGGTCAGGCTAATGTAGGAATACGTACCGTCCGTGTATCCAGTTCCCGCGTTGGCGATGCTGACGACGTTGACGCCTCCGGTGTAATTGGGCTCCCAACCGGCATTGATTGGGAACCGGAAAACCTGGGAGAAGTACCCAGCGGAGCGGCGGGCTCCCAGGGCCGTTCCTGCGTCGTACCACGTGTTTTCTCGAATGTTGTAAACGATGGCGTCGTTGCACTCTTCCGAGTTGCCCCGAGGATAGAACCACCAGATCTCCCCGAAACGAGGCACCTTCGTGGCGTAAACCTTCTGGCGCTGCACGTAGTTCAGGTTGTCGAAGAACCAGTTCTGGTTCATCGGATTGGGGATTTCTTTGACCACGCCGTTGTACAGCAGGAATCGGTCAACGCCGCACCAGTAGTAAATGCCGTCGTATTCGATGATGGACTGAGCCGACAGGATCGATGACTGACTGCTGATGATGTCGTACCGCCAGAAGGTCGGCGCAGCAAAGTTCGGAGTTCCGGCAACACCCAGCGATTGAGGCGCGTAGGAGACGCGGATCAAGCTATCAAGGCTCCAGAACAGGCCGGAAGGCGAGTTTGAGCCGCCTCGGACAGGAAACCCTTGCACGATCTTTCCGGTGGCCACGTTGACTTCGTTTGCGTCCGCAGATACCCAGTCTTCCAGGTTTCCAGCGGCGCAGTTGCGAATCAGCCCGTCATTTCCGTACACAAACACATAAGGATGCAGCGCCACCACACCACCAGACACGGACACCTCATTGTCGAACGTGAGGGTCACATTGGTGCCGTTGGCCGTGGCGTTCTTGTCCAGGGTAAGCGTAGTTGTCGTAACCGATAGCACGCGAGTGTCGGCCGGAATACCAGGACCAGTTACCACTTGGCCAGCGCCAATGTTGGTGTTGATTGCTGACAAAGTTACCGTCGGAGAGCCACTGGTAATGGTTGCTGCCGTTTGAGTAAATACGCCAACAGGGTTCATGGTCGACCCGGAAAGAGGGCCTGCCAGAACGGGCGTGTTGATCTCACTATCAATCTGCGACAAGTCCTGAGACGGATGCGCCAGCAGCAGGTTCTGCCCGGTTCCGGACGAATCCGTGAACGTGTCAAACTGCCACAGGTTGTTTTGGCTTGGCGTAAAACCGGTTGAGGTTGTGGCCACTCGAATTGAGAAGCCAGATCCTGTGCCGCCTATCAAAGAAGCGTCCGCTGTAAGCTGGTCGTAAAGCAGGTACCCGTAACCGCCGCCGGTGATCGTCACAGACGTCACCACGCCACCTGCGACAACAATAGTCGCAGACGCCCCAGATCCACCGCCAGACGTTACATAGGAAAGGGGAACGCCGGTGTAGGTTGCGTCTGTGTATGCCGATCCGCCCACTAGGTTGTTCACTGTCAAAACCGAACCACCAAAAGTGATATCGGTAATGCCCGATCCCGTTCCGTTGTCATCGATGGGGATCAGTTGCAGGCCGTCAGAGTACCCGTTGTAAACGTTGTTGAATGTGTTTCGGGGCACCACGAAGATGCCCCGAGAAGGTCCTGCCAGTGCGTCAGTGATCTGGCGGTATCCACCCATCTTACGAGGGCGACCGCGTTGAAAACGAACCCACCGACCGTCGACATAGAACTCCTTGTCAAACAGAGTTCCATCCCGTTGAATACCGGGCTTAGTGTCGAGGGCAAAGACCTTCTTCGTCATTAGAACGCCCCACCAGAAATTCCGCTAGTGAATGTGCCAGTGGTGCCGCTTACAGCACCGGTGAATGTTCCTGTCGTGCCGCTGACGGCGCCAGTGAATGTCCCGGTTGTTCCGCTAACAGCGCCGGTGAATGCCCCAGCGCCTGTCACCTGGATTCCTGTTGTCGTGATATCAGTGATCAAGTTGCCAAGGATCGAGACGCCAAATCGACCGGCGCCAGGACGGTAAATACCGGTGTTGGTCTCAGAGGCAAAGCTCAGAGACGGAGATCCGGCGCTGCCGTTGATCAGCGTGAATGATGTGCCGCCAGCCTGGACCGTGTTGGCGTTGAAAAAGTTGGTGCCATCACAGATCAACGTGGCCTGACCAGAGGCCGGAACCGTAGCAGTAGCAGATCCACCGATACCGGTTGTAACGGTCAGGGTGTAGCCGCCTGCGCTCGTTTGATTCGAGATGACGTACAGGTTCACCACCGGAGGGAACGTGACCGTCACGTTTCCAGACAGCGTGCCGGTGTAGAACTGAATGGTGTTGGACGCCTCAGAAGCAGTCAGGGTGTACGCGCCGCTAGTGACGGGCTTGGTCAGTACGCCAAACTCAAACTCAGTGCTGGTGCCGTAGCCAATCGTCACATAAGACGTGCCCGTAGAGACGATAAAGGCCGACTCTCCCGGGGCAAAAGCCTTAGAGATAGAGCCATCAATCAGTTGGCCGCCGGTGGTCCCAAGCGTGACCGTTCCAGACCCGTTGTTCTTAAACAGAACGAACCAGTTGTCTCCGGTTGTAACGGCTGATGGGAGCGTTGCCGTCGTGAGGCCGCCAGTCCAGATGTACGTCTGGGCACGATCCGCGACCGTAAAGGTATACCCGGCAATCAGCGACTGTGTGGGATGGCTCTGATTGAGAGTTGCACCAGACGCCAAAAGGCCATAACCGGCAAGAGTTGCCGCGTCAGCATTTGAAGTTCCAACGCCAAAGGCAATGTTGCTCCAGGTGCCTTGCTCGTTGTTGTTAGAGGTGATGTAGATGTATTTGGCTTCACCAGCGGCAACCGTGATGATCGTGTTGGTGCCAGCGTAGTCCTTGACCGTAAACGTGTTGGCGCCGACGTTGCGAATCAGCGCGTCGTTTCCGACGGACGACTGATTGGCGGGGGGCATCCAAAGAGACAAGCCTCCCGCGGAGGCTGTCACGTTCATGATTCGAGCGGCGACGTTATCTGTTGCGTTACCGTTAATTGGCCACTCCAACTGAGTGTTGGCCGCTAGGGTGACCGCTCGAAACGATACGTCGGTTGGTTGAACAACGTTTCCGGTAAATGGCGAGTTGTAGCTCATGTCGTGTCCTTAGGAATCCACAGCGATTGCCTGACGGTCAGCCACGCGCAACTTGTCCTCGGCCATCAAGGTTTGCATGATGGCTTCGTACTGCTGCTGCCACATCGGGATGCGGTCGTCGTTCTTGAGGAACGGCATGGCCTGCAACAGGGTGCCGTATAGCAGCGCCTGAGGGGCGTAAATGGTGAACCAGTTGGTCTGGTTGGCCGACTCCAGCGGCTGGATGCGCTCGTAGTACAGGACCTCGAAGTTATAGGCGGCGTTCGGAGTAGGTGCCACCATCCAGTGCGTGTAGTCGTAATCGCAATAAAACTTTGGCACATCCTCAGAGGCGGGATCTGGCCAATACTCACGCAGATACTCGTATTTGCGAAGCAGCACCGGATATCTCTTACCGGCCACCGTGATATTCATAGACACGGTTTTGTGCCAGCGAGCGGGCTTATCGATGATGTTGGTGCCCTGAACCATGGCGCTGGTCTGCACCGTCAGGTTACCGAGAAACTTGATCTGGCTGGCAATAACCTGCTCGGCCAGCATGATGAACAGAGGGATCTTTTCGAGGGTGGCTTGGTCCGTGCGCTCCAGGTAGGTGCGAACGTTCTCTACCAAGCTGTCATAGGTCATTACGGCCGCAGCAGTCATCACCACACCTTCTTCTTGATCGACTCAGGCTGGGGTACGTACTGTTTCCCTTGCCTCAAACCCTCTCGCTTGGCTCTGGTAGTTGCCGCGTATTCCGAAGGTGTTAGCTTCTCTCTTGCTGCTTTGGGCAAGTACCTTTCGCCAGTAGCTTTAGGACCCTGAGTGGATGGCTTCCCAGATTTTGTACCCCAATCTTCCTGCGTCCACTTTGAGAGTGAATTATCGGCCTTTTTAGGCCCTTTGTAACCTCCCCCAGAAGACTTGTACTTCTGAGTTGCAAGTTGAGCCTTGCGTGCGCTCCACTGCCCTGGTTTTCCACCCTTATCGGAGGCTTTGACCTGAGAAACTATTCGCTTCCACTTGGCCGGATCTGACTTGGTCGCTGAACTCATGATTTATCCCATCAGTTGAATTTCGGCCTGTCGGCGTTTGACCAGCCCAGGCAGCACCTTGCCACCACCGCGGACCCAGAGCTTTAGCTGCTCTTTGGCGCCATCCCAGTCTTGGGCGTTGATCTTGCGCTTGAGGGTAGAAGTCTGCAACCGGCCGACTCCCAGGTTGTAGGCAAAGTCCACGATTGCGTTGAACTTGGCCCAATCATTGGTTGTCATGGCCAGGGATAGCAAGATTGGGCATTGACGCACCACGCCAGGGGCGTACGTGTGCAGCAGTTCGAGCTTGAGCCACTGCTCGGCCGTCTCTTTGGTGATTGGAGGATCACTCATGGACACCTTCTTGCCGTCAGGACGAAAAACGGTGCCATACCCCTGCGTGGGGAACCCAGCCGGACAGATATAAGGGTAAACCAAGCCGTTGGCGTCGAGCCTGCACAAGCCCTCAAACCGACGGCAAAGCTCTTCGGCCAGACTTAGGTTCATAGGCCCCGCTGCTTGAGGGTGCGGTCAAGGAACCAGTAGTTGATAGTCCCAGACACCAGCGCCATAAAGTCAGCCGTCATCATGGTGTTGAAGACTTCACGCGGCTCGGCGCCCGATAGCCATGCATTCCAGGCAAACCACAGGTGCACGAAGGACCACAAAAGGATCACCCAGTAGGTCACCACCGGCCGCACAGAGGCAGAAAGTGCCGCAGCCCATCCACCGGCGGCCTTGGCCATCTCCGCCTGCTGGTTGATTGCTGCATTAAAGGCATCCATGACGCCAACATCGATGGCCGCATCCCTGGCGGCGCCGATTTCAGCCAATTTCTGCTGGCCGCGGATCTGCTCCAGGTCACACTGACGTTGGAACATCAAAAGTTCGTGCTGGCGCTCGTTTTTCTTGTCAAAAAACTTCAAAACCTCAGGAGCTAAACGAAAAATGCCCCCAAGAAGGGAGCCAAAGATGCCGCCGCTGAATAGTTCCAACATGATCAGTCCCTTCTAGCCGTTACCGTATCAGCGCCCTTGGTGACCGTGACCTTATCGCCAACCACGTCCACCCGCATAGGCAGTTCTTCCTTGTCGAGCTTGTCGAGCTTGTCAATCAAGTGCTTGATCACTTCAAACTCTGGCTTCTCCTGCTTTGGAGATGCTCCAGCGATCCCGTTGAGCATCGAGATCAGGGCGGTGAGTGCAGCGCCCAGGAGGCCCATTACGGCCGCGATCTTCGACTCTTCAAGGTATAGGCTGGCTATAACACCGATCACAACAATCGCTGTGATATAGGCAAGGCCATGCTTGCCAATAGCCTTCCCGGCCACTTCCTTGGCGGTGCTTTCGGCCTCCAGGCGGTTTAGTTCAGCCTTGGCCTGGGCCCTGAATACGGCAAGCTCGTTACGGTCCATCATTGCCCCCTATGGAAAAGGTTGGCAAGGTACCCAACGGCAGAGGAGATAGCAGACACCAGGACCATGCCAGCCCAGAATCCACCCTTGCCCTGATTGGCAAGCCCCACAAGCTGGTCAAGCTGGTGCTCCATCTTGTCCATCTTCTTGCTCATGTCGTCAAAACGGCGCTCGTAGTCCTGGACCTTCTGCCACAGAACCCCGTAGCGCACGGGATCGATGTCATTGCCCATGATCAATCGAATCCCCTCAAGGTCTTGGCCAAGGACTTGCGCTTCTTCATCAAAGGGGAATCCGACTCTTTGATGGCCAGTTTCTTGACCGGAATCTTTTTTCCCTCTTCGACGCCCAGAGCCTTACGAAGCGACCCCGGCTTCTTGATTGCTTCCTTGATCCACTGCTTGGCCATTCTGCTCTCCTTGTGCTGTCAATTGGGCCTCGGCTTGCGTCTTGACCTTCATAGCAACAGGGAAGGCTCCTGACTTGGTGGGCAACTCACTCAAGCCTGAGAGTATGAGTTGCACCTCTTCTATTGTTAGGTTTTGAAGTGTGATCATCCGCGACTCACTCAATTCATTTATTCACTTAGAACCAAAATTACTGATGTTGGCGTTTTATTGACAAACGTGTAGTAATTCTGATTGTTTATAGAAATTTTTTCATTTTGACTCAAATCTTGAACATAGTTTTCAAGATCTTTGCCTTCCTTTACGGACACAGAGCCCTCAACAATATGAACTGTATTTGTAGAAGTTGGCGTATTTGGATCTGAAACTCCGCCGATACCAAAGAATTCCCCAACACCATCCACCTTAACAGCCATGAAAATATTGCTGTGTTCAGGAAAGGCTCGCTTGTCTAATAAGTGAATCATTTTTTTCCCTTAAATAGACGTTACTGACAGACCGCTAACATTCGTAACAGTCCAGTTGTTGTAGCTAGTTGGCTGCGACAGCGTTCTTGCATTGTTTCCGCCCAAGCTGCTGGTTGATTGAGCGCCTATATTTGTGATGTTGTAGCTTGATCCAGGTGCACTGTAGTTAACAGTGAAAGAACCCACTGAATATGATCCAGTCTTGGTTCCGTCCACGGGAACTTTGTTTGGGCCGCCGCCAATGTTGAGGTAAGAGAGCCCGTAATCTTGGTACTGCGCTGACATTGCCAGTCCGGTCGGCGTAAGAGCAAGATCTCTTTGATAGAAATACTTTGTTTGACCAAGTCTGGTCAAAGTAAATTCTCTGTTAACCAGAGGAGCGCCAGTGCTTATGCCTGTATCTGTTTTAATCCATGCGCTTTTAGTGCTTCCATCCCCGCCGACCCAATATACATTTTGGAAGGCAGAATCCACTAAAACATTTTTAACATCCACAAATCCAGAAGTAATTTGTCGTCCAATGTTTCCAACAGGATCTGTGGTTCCAACGCCGTACCTTAGCAAATATGCCCAGTTGTTTGACACCACTCCAAGGTAAATCACTCCTCCGCCAACCCACATCCCACCGGGAGACCAATTGCTACTTCCAATTACACGGCTATAAATTAGCGTTCCACTAGAGCTAAACCTCTGAATAAGAGAATAAACACCAGCTATGCCAAATGTATATATCTCTCCGGCGCTCTCGGACATGTACTGCACTTGACCAAAATTACTGCTGTTTTCCCACTGGTTTGCCCAGTCAATTTGGTTTGTTGAGAGGTTGTACTTTAAGACGTAGAAGCCATTAAACCCGCTGCGTCTTGACCCGATGTAAATGGCAGACTCATCCGACGCCAACAGCGCGGCTGTTGCGTTCATGTCGGCGGTTCCATTCTGGTACTGAGATATCAAAGCCCCAGAACTGTTTAATTTAAGGACGTAAAAATATGTATTTGTTTTGGTGACAACGTACAGGTTTGTTCCTGCGCTATTTATCAAAATATTGACGCTGTCGACAGATCCGCCAGCGGGATCTTCGTATTGTTTAAAAAACAACGTCTCGCCAGAGGGAGACATTTTGACAATACAAAAACCGCTCGGGCTTGATCGGCGATAGACTTGGTACACGTTTCCAGAAGCATCGGAAACAATAGATTTGCAGTATGAACCTACGACAACGTCACTGCTCTGAGAGTTTAAGTCGTATAAACCAAGATAAAACTTTTCCGAAACGCCGCCGCCAAAGCCAAAGCCTCTCGCAGACGCAGCCCCTCGTGTACCAAGCATTGGCATCGCTTACTCCTTAGGCAAACTTTGTCTGCGAGGCAAGCACGGTAAAAGTGGCGCTGCCAGTCTTGATGATGGTGTACGAGTACACATCAATACTGCTGGCATTACCTGCCGTTGGCGCCGTGCCGCCCTGCCACTTCGGAGTGACGCTTGATCCGTCTACCTGAACCGCGTTGTTGTAGTAAGCGGTGCCGCCCTGAGTAACCAAGAAAGCAACCGTCACACTCTGCCCAGTTGACATAGCAGTGTTTAGGCTTGTGCCGCTTGAGGCGCGGAAGTTCACGGTCCAGTTGGCAGATGCGTTAGAGGTGTAATACAGCACCGACTGAGTGGTCACGTCGTAGTTGATCGTGCCAGTGGCTGCCGTGGCACTGACGGTGCAAACCTCGGCGGCGTCGTTCAGAACTACGGCCAGAGCACTGGCGGAGCCGCTAAAGGTCTGAGTGGCCGTGAATGTGTTGGTCGAAGACGTAGATGGGATACCAGCGCCGGACAAGCTCGTTGCCCCCGTTCCGCCAGATCCGACAGGAAGAGGGGCAGCCAGGGTCACGCCGCCCGCGGCGACTGTTAGCTTGGTAGATCCACCGGCTTGTAGGCCCAACTCACCAGAAGCATCCCCAGTGATGATTGCGCCACCAACAACGGTATCTGCATTGATGAGTGTGGTCATGTCTTTACTCCGGCTTCACGGGCCACTGAATGTTGTTTGGAAATCCTGCTTGTTGCGGAACATCCCGCAGGGCTTGACGGTACGCGGCCCATTTGTCTTTCAATGCTTGCGGAACGTCGGCGGCTTGCGTCCAGTCAGTTTCGACAAGCAGACGGTTGCGATCCAATCGAGCGCGGTCGCCTGCACCAGCAGCCCACGCCGCCTCTTGCGCGTCCCACTCAGCCTCTTCTTCCGGGGTAAAAGGAACCGGACCTTCCGCCGTCATGTGATGTCTTGCCATGATGTATTCCTTAACTATTTGAAAGTCCGTAAAGCCGGAAAACGCCGGTGCTTATACTGCCAGAACCAAAAAAGAAACGTATTCCTGTCCATGCGGGCGGCTGATCGTACGAGTTGTATATTCTCGCCGCTCCTCCTTGAGCCGGAAAAACTTGTGGGCTAAATGAATCAACACCGACGCAAGTAAAATTCAAAAGTTTATTTACAGTGGTGCTTGTGGGATTTGAAAACCAAACCTCTCCGCTACAAGTAGAGCCATATCCACCCCCAGAACTAAGGGGAGGAATGGAAGAAAGTGTTAGCTGACAAGAACTGCCACCGCCGTTGTTGATTGCCAAATTTCCCGAACCAGTAGCGTAACCACCGTTAGCAAACTGATACCATGTGTTGGTGGTATAACTGCCATTTTCTCTCACTCTAAGATAAAAAATAGAGCTTGAAGTTGATGTAACGTTTGTAAATGTAATTAAATAAAAATCATATGTTGATCCAATCCCTGTTTCTAGATCAACTGTAGAACTACTGGAAGCAGTGACCGTTTGAAGCAACGTTAATGCCCCGCTAGAGATGGCGGCGCTCGTCCAAGTGGTTCCATTACTTCTGAGCACATTACCGTTGGCTCCCGGAGCCACAACCTGCACAGCAGAAGTGCCGTTACCAAGCAGAACGTTGTTGGCCGTCAGCGATGATGCGCCTGTGCCGCCGTTACCAACCGGCAGCGTGCCCGTTACACCAGTGGCAAGGTTGACCGTTGGCACAGCAGCCCAGGTAGGGGCACCTGAACCGTTACTCTGCAACACCTGCCCCGCAGAGCCTGCGGATGTGAAGGCCAACTCAGTGCCGTCGCCGTAGCCTACGCCACCAGCGGTTGGGGTGTTACTTCCATCAATGATTACTGGCATGATTTACTCCACTATTTTTAGCCAAGACGTTGTTGCCTCATCCCATTTGTACAAACCATCCGTTGGCCTTGGAACAGGAGGGTCAAAAGCGCACGTGCTTGGATTAAATATCCAAGACGAATATCCAACATCCCTTGCAAACAACTCCTTAGCCAAATTTTGTTTTGCGGCAATTTCTTCGGCCGTCATGTTTCTTACACTGTGCTTGTCTTTTACGACCCCGCCGTCAAAAACATAAGTCGTGCCTTCATGTATTTGATACACCCCAATAATGTGTGGCGGAGGAACGCGCTCGAACTTTACAAAGTCAAATGGCGGGTTGTTTGGATCAAAATCAGGAATCACCTGACGCAGGTTTTCTTCCAGCATGGGGTGACCTACTGGTTGGCCATCTACAACTTTAATAAATAAGCTCATTGTCAACCCCTAAATTTACAAATTACCAGTTCTTGTCGAAGGATAAGCGCGAGTTTGACCCGGCCAAATAATTCGCACAGCACCTTTGCCACCGGCAGAATTTGCTGCTCCGCCGCCGCCGTAATCGCCGCCCGTACTTTGGCCCGCGCCGGTTCCCCAAGATCCGTTGCCGCCCGCCGCAACACCAGTTGCAGAAGCTGCGCCGCCCGCGCCGCCTGTGCCGTAGCTTGGAATGCTTCCGCCTGCGCCGCCCGCGCCGCCATACAAACTTGCGCCACCACCGCCAGCGCCGTACGTATACCCGCCATCTAAATACCCGCCAGCCCCGCCTCCGCCAGCGCCCGTTCCTCCGGCCGTACCGTTGGGTCCTCCCCCATACGCGGCAGCTGCACGCCCCGCAGATCCGCCGCTGCCACCGTAACCACCAGCGCCGCCTCCAGGGCCGTTGTTATCTCCTGGTTGAGCCCCGCCAGATCCGCCGCCGGTGTAAGTTCCGCTAGGACTTCCTGGGAGGTAAGTTCCGCCCGCACCTGTTGCCCTGGTTTGCAAACCGCCATCAAGAGTGATGTAAGAATCGCCTCCCGCGTTTCCAGGGTAAGAGGTAGTAGCGGCTCCGCCACCACCAACAACAACTGTATAGCTGTTTCCTGGAGTAACGGGTGCAAAATTTCTATAAGCTAGGCCACCGGCAGCGCCACCATAAGCGCCAGAAGATCCGCCGCCAATACAAACCACGGCAACCTGGGTTACACCGGCAGGAGCAACCCATGTGTATGTTCCAGCAGTTGTGTATTCAACTTGGCCGGGTGCTGGCAAATTGGTGTAATACTTCCAGCTTCCTGTCACATAAAAAGTACCGCTTCCAGTTTTTACAATTTTGTAAGAATAAATATCGACAACGTTTATGTTTGTATTTGTTGGGATCTGGCTATTTTCCCAATTTACGGTAGTAGAAACTCCATCGATAGTGAACGCGGTTTGATAATACGCGGTTGTTCCGTTCGTGTTGTAAAAAGACACTTCAACGGCCTGATTTACAGCCATGAAAGAATTCAAACTTTGCCCGCTAGTACCTCTAATATTTAGGGTGAAGTTTGAGGATGCGTTCGATGTGTAGTAAAGCGTTGAATAAGTTGCCGCGTCAAAATTGATTGTCCCGCCCGCTGCGGTTGCACTAACAGAGGCGGGCTGCAAAAGACTTGCAGGAGGAGACGCGCTTGTCCATGTAGTCCCGTTGGAAGTCAGAACGTTTCCACTTGATCCAGGCGCAACTGTTTGAATTGCTGATGTTCCATTGCCAAGCAAAACATTATTTGCCGTTAATGACGCGACCCCTGTTCCTCCAGAAGCAACTGGCAAAGCAGAAGCAAGTGTTACCCCCGTGGAGCTAACCGTCAGCTTGGTAGAGCCCGAAGACTGCAACTCAAGATTGCCAGAGGTGTCTCCAGACGAAACTAGCGCGGTGCCGGATGTGGTGCCTGCGGAAATTGAACTCATTTATAGCTCCTTAAATCACAACCCAGCGTTGACCGCTCGTGACAGTCACGGTTACGCCGCTGGCCACTGTGACCGGACCAACAGAGAACCCGTTTGTTCCGCTTGGGAACGAATAGCTTTCTGTCGCCGTCGTGGTATTCGTAATGATGGCACCGCCAGCCTCTCCACCGCCACTGGAAAACTGCTGAACCGTGCCACCGGAATCCTCATAGTAGAGGATGCCATCGGCGATATTGATCGCAAGCTCACCGGGCAGAAGATTTCCAGCCGTCGGAACTGCTCCAGGGGTGGTGCTGTGATATAGCTGAAGTGGGGTATAGCCAGCCTGTGCCATCAGAATGTTCCTCCAGAAATTCCTGACGTCGCCACGATATATGACGTCGTCAAAGTATTAGACGATGGGTTGTAGGTTAGATTCGAGTCGACCTCAATCCCATTGTTTCCAGACGTTGTATCAACGAACGTCGGATAAAATGTAGCATTTACAGATGTCGCCGTGGTGGCCACATTGGTGGCATTCGTAGCGTTGGAGGCATTGGTCGCAGTGCCAACAGTAATCGACGCCGGATCAGTCCACGCAGGAGCCGTTCCGCTGGACGTCAGAATCCGATTAGTCCCTCCGATCGTCAGGCGATCTAGCGTGGTCGTGGTATTTGCATAGAGCAGATCACCCGTCGCGTAGCTGCTGATCCCAGTTCCGCCATTTATCGCTATCAGGGTGCCTGCCAGCGTGATGGTTCCAGAAGACGTTACGGGACCGCCGCTGGTCGTCAGACCAGTAGTGCCGCCCGACACGTCCACAGAAGTCACGGTGCCGGTACCAGCCACATCCCAAGAGAATGCCGACCCGGTCCACTTCAAAAAGTGCCCAGCAGTAACCGGCGCAACGATGAATGACGTGGTGCTGGCGCCGGTGTTGTAGACGATCTGGTTAGCCGTGCCGCCAGCCACGTTTGTGGCCGTTGTTGCAGTCGCAGCATTACCGCCAATCGACAGGCCAGCCGCGGTGCCGGTCAGGTTTGTGCCGGGACCAGAGAAGTCCGTGGTGGCCGTGACCGTAGTTCCGCGCACAGAAGCTGCCGTAGTGGCGCCAACCGTCGTTCCATCAATCGCCCCACCCGTGATAGCCACAGAGGTGGAGTTTTGGGTCGACATGCTGCCCAGGCCGGTGATGTCCGTATTCGGGATCGATGACGAGGCGGTAAGGGCGCTGGTACCTGTTCCCTTGACGTAGCCGGTCAGCGTGGTCGCTCCGGTACCGCCGTGGGCCACATTGAGGGTGCCGCCCAGGGTGATCGTGCCGCTAACGGTAACGGGCCCTCCGCTCGTGCTCAGACCGGTTGTGCCACCAGAGACATCCACCGAGGTCACGGTGCCGCCAAAAGACGGCGTGGCCGAGATGGTGATGCCGCCCGAGGTATTGGTGATCGAGACGTTGGTTCCGGCCGTCAGATTGGCCAGCGAATAGCCGGTTCCGTTGCCGATTGCCAGTTGACCGTTTGCCGGTGTTGCCGTCAGTCCAGTGCCGCCGTAAGCAACCCCAATAGCCGTTGCATTCCAAGTGCCGGTGGTCAACGTACCAAGGCCGGTGATGCCGGTATAGGAGCCTGTCAGACGTCCAGAATCAAGCGTCCCGGAAGTGATGTTGCTGGCGTTGGTTGTGTCAGTAGTTGCCGACGGCGCAAGCCCAGAGACCTGCCCAGAAGTGATCGCAATTGGCGCAGATGCTGCGCTGGTGATCTGACCCTGGGCATTGATATTCAAGGTCAAGGCAGACGACGTCGACCCGTAAGCCCCGGCACTCACTCCTGTGTTGGAGATGTTGAACGTCGTGGATGGGCTGAGATTTAGTCCGGTTCCGGCGCTATACGTTACCGATGAACTGAACTGGGCAAACGTGATGGCCGTGGTGCCAAACGTGATCGGGCCAGACGTGGTGCAGGTATACGACTCGCCCGCACCGGTGTTGCCGCTAGTGACAAAGAAGTACGAGCCCTGGCCGAGCTTGGTAGAAGAGTTTGCGCCATAGGTGTCGGTATCTGACGTGCGAGTCAGTACCCAGGCAGTCGAGCCGTTTCCGACTACGCTGACCTCATAGACGCCGTTTTCAAATTGATTGGTCTGGTTGTAGACCAGAACGCGGTCGCCAACCATGGCTGTCGGACCATCGGGAGCAAAAGCTGCCAAGGCCCCGGCATTGGTCAGCGTAGCGCCAACACCAGCCACACCGTTGTTGTACGTCGCGTTCAGGTTGCCGGTTGTGTTCGGCACTTCGTACTTGACGGCAGTGTGAACATTTAGACCGGCCGCCACCTGCTCATCAACATACTGCTTGTTGACTAGGTCATTCGCATTGGTGGGCAGCGTTGAAATCGTGCCGGTCGTTGTCGCCACAGACGTGAACGTAGCAGCCGCCGGAGTCGTTCCGCCGATCACCGCGTTGTTAATCGTGGCGCCAGTAATCGCACCGCCGGTGATAGCTACGGAGTTGGAGTTCTGCGTAGCAATCGTGCCAAGCCCAGAGACATCGGTATGCGGCACCGTTGCCGCGGCCGTCATGGCCGACGTGCCGTTGCCTTTGACGTATCCCGTCAGAGTAGTGGCGCCCGTGCCTCCATTGGACACGTTGAGCGTGCCGGTCAGTACGATAGAGCCAGTGGTGGGGGACGACGGCGAAAAGCCCGTGGTGCCCGCGCTAAACGTGTTGACGCCTGTACCAATCGGGAAAGCCTGCCAGGACCCGCCTGCATAGCCCTCAAAAGCCGCCAGATCGCTGTTGTATCGGAATTCACCGTTTGACCCAACGGGCTGCTGTGCGGTGGTTCCACCGGGGACCTTAACGGACCCAGTACCAGGAAGCACTGGATTGCTTGCAATACCAATTGTCGGATTGCCCGCCTGCCCATCACCATCAGTCACCGCGATCTGGTTGGCCGTACCCGTTACCGTCAAGGCGGCAATCGTGTTGCCCGGACGAAGAGCGAGAACACCCACGCCGGGGAAGTTGGCCAGAGAGGCTACTGTGCCGGTCAACGAGAAGATGGGATTAGCGCCAGTGCCGTCAGGGTTAGAGATCGACAGGCCGGTGCCGGACGTAGTCAGGCTGCGCGAGACAACCGTATTGGCCGAGTCCTTGACGATGAAACCGGAAGAGGCTGCGTTCAAGCTGCTGGCCGCGCCGGTCATGCCAATACGCAGGAACGACAGCGAGCCGCCATCTGTGAGTTGCAGGCCGGTGTCGACCGACAGATAACGGCTATTTGTTAGGTTGACCTCTTGCGACTGGGTCACAAAGGTCTGATTCAGCGTCGGGCTGTTAGCAATCGCGCCCGTGGTCGTGCGATACGTCCCGCCGTTTTGGACGATGGGTACAAGCTCGGTGCCTGTGATTGGGCCCGCGGCTGGAAGCTGGGTAATAGTTTGATTGGCCATTATGGTGACACCGAAATTCCGTCAAGGTTACCGTTGTTCTCCGGCGTATCGGTGTTGCCCTCGGTCGAAATTACCCAATCACCTTGGTTATCGGTAACGAGGTTGTTCGGATCGAGTGCCACGCTCACGTCGGGGCGCGGGAAACGGAGGTTGATGCGCTCTGTCTTACGGGCCGGAAGCCGATAAGGGTCCTTCTGGTCTGCACATCCCTGATCGCACACCTGCAAGCCAGGAAAGTTCGGATCTGGCCTCATCACCGCATGGGCACGCTTCATCTTGCAGCGATCGCAGATAGCAACCGCTAGCGTGCTCATTCCAAGGGTGTCGAGGAAGATCGGCATGGTCAGGCGGTATACACAGAGATGTTAGGAGCAAAGTAGATAGGCGACTTGTCGCGCTCTTCCTGCTCTGCCAGATTCAGATACTTCTCGGCCTGCTGCTCAAGGTACGTAATGCGCTCAAATGGCACGTTTGGTAGCTCCATGGCCATCTGATGCGCCAGCATGTTCACCACAGCCAGATACCAACGCTGCGGGATCTGCAATTCGTCCGTCAAATCGCCCACATCCATGACCTGCTTGCTGTACCAGATCGTCATTTGGACGAACGGGTCGCTAGGCACCGGCCAAAGGTAGATTTCCGGCTGCGGAACCGTGCGATTGAACCAAAACTGGTACGGCTGGTTGGCCGTGAAGTTCTTATTGGGCAGATTTGTGTAGTCGTCGCGGTTCAGACGGGCCATCGTGATCTCGCGGGAGTTATTTCCCACGTAAAACTCACGCAAAGCCAGCGTAGTGCCGCCAGAAGCCTGAATTCGGTAGTACTGGACCGTCTGACCAGGGTCGATGTCGTACCAAAGCCACTGGTTATCGGTCACCACCGTCGTGCCAACGTTCTCTAGGGTGTTCCAGGTGATCCCGTCGGTGGAATATTGGAGGGAAAAGGTCCAAGTAGCACTGCCACCACCAGCAACGTAAGGCAAAACGCCGATCGAGCCAGCATAAATCGGGTTGTCAGTCCCAAAATCGACCGAAATGTTGCCGTTTGGGCTTGTTTGCTGGGTGTAGGTGTTGACATCGTTGTCAAATGCGTTGGAAACGACACCACCGGCCGAGGTTGAGTAGTTGCCGGTAGGGCGACTCATGGTCCGATACAGGGCGTTGAGCACATCGTTGGCCCCAACAGGCAGGGTGTAGATGTATTTGTCGGCAGAGAGGCCAATAACCTCCTTCTTGATCGCCCAATACTGAATGCCGATGTTGATCAGGTTCGTCAGAACGAAGCCCAACGACTGCCGAGCCGTCAAAAGCTGCTCCGCAGTGAGTTCCTCGGCCAGTTTGCCGCAGCGCCGAGCGCCGTGGTCAATCAATGTCTGAACATTGAAGACTTGCCCGTATGTGTCTGAGTACGCCATGGTGCTCCTTTACCATCCGGGGCAGTTCCACCGCTTCATCGAAGCGCGTGCTCTGCTGCCTTTTTCACTTTTTTCAGCGACAGGACCCATTCTCGCGCAGAAAGAGTCTCTGCGGGGGCCTCCTTGGGGCTGTGGAGCCTTCAGGTTTGATCCTGTTTCCCGGTTGTATTTCGCTCGGCCTTTCGCCGTAAGACCCGCGCCACGGTCGACCGAAAGTTTTTCACCACGCCCGACAGCCAAAGACGGGCCTCCTTTAGCTTTTTTTTCAGGTAGCTTTCCATACGCACTCCCTTTCTTGTTTGATTGGGTGTACTCGGCCGCAACATCAGGTCGAATCCCCACTTTTTTGGCGAATTCTGGGTTGTGTTCGGCGGCCTTCATCAGCCTGAACTGGGACTTGGACTTGGCGGGCATTTAGGCCACCTGCATCATCGACGCAATGATTGAGGGGATAGCCGGATAGGCCGGGGACACGCTTGCTGGCAGGTGCTCAAGAGTCACCGTCGCCGAAGTCGGCAGCCAGACGATCTGCACATACTGGCCAGCGGTCAAATCAAGCATGAACATCAGGCTGGCGACGTTGTAGCCAAAGATGCCTGCGCTTTTGCGAGCAGGAATCGTGTATTGAGTTGCTGAATTGGCAAGGTCCGATCCGTCAATCCGAAGCCAAACAGTCGCGTCATGCTGCGCGTTGTCCGTATTCTTGAACTGTGCGCTAAATTGAAAGCTGTAGATACCTGCGTTGACCACCGTCATCTTGCTGCCGTCCACCAATGTGATGCCGCCAGCTACGTCAATCGTGTTAAAGGTCATCACGGTGCCAGCAGAAATACTGCCGATCTGGTCAGTGCTATCACTAAACCCGCCATAAGCATTGTCAAAGTTGCGAATTGAATCAAGCGTAGCCTTGACGTTGGCGCCGCTTTGCACCATGGGGATGAGTTCTGCGCCAGTCAGCGTGAGCGCCGATGGCATTGCGGATATTTTTTGGTCAGCCATTACGATGACTCCAGAATGATTTTGCTGTCATCCTCTTGCAGGACATAGCCCGGAGAGGTCTCGTCGGCAATGTAGAAGGTGGTCACCGGCGCGGCTCCATACAGGTCCACTACGCCATCATCGCCCACGTCCTCGCCCACGCCACCACCCACCGGGTTGATGGCGTTTACGTTCGCACCAAACCCGTCGGTGGTGTTCGCTTGATTGGTGACGCCGCCATACCCTACGGGCATGATCAGATTCCTGCCTGAATCAGTTTCAGGGTGGCAGTGCCATCACCAGAATTCACCAGCACCTTGATGCCGGTCACCGGAAAGGCGTAGTTGCCGTCCTGGTTGGTGGTCTCGCCCGCAATCGTCGGATGCGAGAACCAAGTCGAGAACCCAACTGCGGGGTCGTCGAAAGTATGCTGCACGGTGTAGTCGACAGTGCCAGTCACGATCACGCCAAAACCAACGTTAAACGGCGTGACGTTCGTATTCATCACCAGCGCACTGCTGGAACCAACTCCGGTTTTAGAAACGGTCTGTAGTTTCATTTGTTCTTCCCAAACAAGAAAGCGGGGGCCGAAGCCCCCACTTGGTTCAGCACTTCACTGATCCGCCGCGCTTTTTCGCTGGTGTGACTGTTACAGACTTTTCAGTCTTGGTCACACTGCGAGGAGCACCCTTTTTAAGAAGCTCCCGCTCCTTATCCGTGATTGCTCCCATGCCCTTGAAAGACTTGGCCATAGCGGCCGGGACTTCCTCAAGCATTTCGCGCTCAAAGTCAGACACTGCGCCAAGGCCGCCCATTTCGGCGCCTTTCCGCATTGCCTCGCTCAATCCACCATCCTTCATCTTCACGCCGCCACCCTTTTTGAAGGTGCCGGATTGGAGATTGTTCTTGACGGACTGAGAGACAGGCTTCTTCGGATACGCTACGGGACGACCAGAGTCGTTAACACTGCCCCCCGTAGCGTAGGCTTTTTTTGGGGCACCGCCTTTCTTGTACCCGCCAGCGTTACCCAGCTTGACCTCACCAGTCTTGGTATTGGTCACACCGGGCTTAGACGTCGAGACGTTACCCTCAACGCCGCCACCTTTGGCGTACTTCATGGCTTTGCCGCCGTGCTTAAAGCCACCGGGTTTGCCCATGACGACCTCGCCGGTCTTCTTAGGCGTGTGGTGCTCACCTTCAGCGGTAACCATCTTGGTCTTGGCGTAGGACTTAGCGCCCTTCTCCGAGACCTTCTCAGGGATGATGCCGTCCTTGTAGATCGCGCCGCCCTTTTTGAAGCCGCCCTGACCCATCGCTACACCACCGGTCTTCAAGCCTTTGTGGGCCTTGGACGCGGGCATAGCGGCGTGCTTTTCAAGGGCAGCGTCGCCACCCTCTTTCATCATGGGACGGCCCATAGGAGCACCCTTCATAGCTGCACGGCGTGCGGCCATCGTGGGCTTCTTGGGTCGAGCAACAGGAGCCATGCCGCCACGAGCGCCGATAGCAGAAGGAGCAGCCGCAAGGCCACCCATCACGCCACCGTTCATCATCTTGACAGGCTTCTTGACGGAACCACCTTTTTTGAGCTTCAGTTCTACCGAAGGCTCAGTGGTCATCATTTTGACCATTGGCTTAAATTGACCCATGGCTGTCTCCTTAAACCTTCTGAGCGTAGACCACCGTGAGGCGGTACACACCCTGCGTTGTGGAAACAGTGCCGTTGGGGTCAACGGTAAAGGCGATGGTCGTGTTGTTGTTCACGTCTTCCATGGCGGTCAGTTGAGCCGCCGTGAAAGTGAGAGCCGCACGTCCACCAGCGATCACATCAGTCGCAGACAGGTACTGAGTACCAGCCGCGGCCGTGCCGATCGTTGCGTTTACAGCCGTAGCCGTGCCACCGCCAACCACCGGAGTCGTAGTGCAATCAACAAAAAAATCGATGATCTGCGAATCCGCGGGAATGGTGATGGTGCTCGTCACAGCGGTGCCAGCAGAGACCGTCGTGGCCGTGGTGGTCTGCGTCAAAACGACGAAGCCGCCATCGGTCGTGTCGGTCAGCGTGCCAGAGCCGCTGCGAAGGGTACTTCCAAAGTACGTTTGTGCCATTGTCTTTCTCCTTGAAGGAGAGGGAGCCGAAGCCCCCTCTTAGGTTTAGACGCCGGGGGTACCGTACATTGCACGGGGGTCAGTAAAGCCCACGTCATAACGCTCAGTGGCCTTGTACCGCATGGTGTCGGTCTCAAAGTCACCTTCCATCGTCTTCTCCAGACGACGGCGCATCATGAGCTTCATGCCTTCCGGAGCATCGGTCTGTACCCACCATGCCGTCGGCGAGGTCAGACGCGACAGAACAGCGGCACCCTCGTCCAGCAAGCCGATCGACTTGATGGGGTTGATGTCGTTGTTTGCGTTACCTGCACGCAGCACGGACTTCAGCAGCACTTCGGCCTGGAAGAGGTTGCCAGGAGCGACCACCAGTTGGCGGGGCACCAGACGAATCTTCTTGCCGTTGTTGTCCACAGCCTGACGGATCTGGATCAGCATCT